GTAGTGCCGGAAGGCGGAGGATAATGATTAATATGAGAACAGTAATGCAGAGAAATATACCAGAGAAATACCTTAACGAGTGGGGTTATCCGAAATCGGAGCACTTCAAGTCTCACCATAGACTCGCACCACTCTACGAGTCACGATGGGAGCCAATCCCACGTGAGAATTACCACAGAACGACTTGCCGTGAATGCGGAGTTCTTGGTTCAGAGCATGGCCTTTGGCGAGCAGTTGAATATGTTACGCTAGAGAATGCTCCCGGATGGGAGTTAGCCCATGTGAGATGCTTTGATTGCGGAGACAATCTTGTTGGAAACGAGCCTTGTGAAGAGTGCATGGGTTGGAAAGAGCCCAAAGCATCGAGACACCTTATTGAAGAGCCATCTGATGAAGAGATGGAAGAACTAAAAAGAGAAGGACTAATCGGAGCAGATGCGGTTGACCTATTTTGTCATTGTGAGGAAGAAGAATGAGTAAAGGTCAACGATGTATGGAGTGTGTTGGTGAGGGTAAATGGTGCTACTGGTCACGAATGCTGAGTTGTGATAGAGACGGGGCTGACCAGCCTTAAGCAACTCCTTTTATGTCATAACCGAGCGATTTTTTGGTCTACCGTATTATCCACTATTTCGGGAGCGCTCGTGAGTTAGAAACCTTTATATCTGATGACGATGATGAGGTAGTGCCGGAAAGGAGGCCTAAAAATGACAATGAGAAATATAGACGCAGAGACAGAAGAAAGAGATATACAAGAGACCCTTGTAAATCGTGAGTGGCTTCCGCTAGGAGCCATGAATGGAGTTAGAGTGATAACAGAATACCGAGAAGGTGTTTCTGCTGGCTCTAATTACATCAATCTCACATATAATGATTGGGAGTCAAGAGAAGTGGCAACATACCTCAGGGAGAAATGCCATGTATCTGACCCAGACTTGGAGCAGAAAATTGAGTGTAAGAAACAGACACTCAATGATTCGACCCACATGGGAGATATGAGATTTTTAGCACGAGATACAGGGTGTAAGAGTGGGTGGTTCAATAGAGCCAATGACAGAGCCTATTTAGTGAGATACACGTCAAGCCGAGTGTATCTTGGACCACAAGAGGGTGGCACTTGGGGGACCCATAGGATGCCTAGAGCAGTTATGGTTTTCCGAGATTACCAAACAGCCGAGAAAGTTAAGAAATACCTCAAAGAGATAAACAAGGAACATTTCGAGCCAGATTGGAAGTCTCTAGGGCATGACGAGACAGTTAGTTCGACTTACCCCGAGGGATTCATTCCGAGTATGTGGGTTGGCTCTAAAGAGACAACATATATTGTTGAGCCTGTTATTGGGATGGGCTCTATTGATACGAGTAATTGGCATTACGAGTGATTATTATGAGTTACGAGCGAAACAAGAATACCGACTGGGCTCAAAGATGGCAGAGCGAACTGCATAGAGATACAAGAGAGTTTGTATCTTTGAGTAAGTTGCAGGAGATATTCAGTAATGAGTATGATAGACTCCACAGAAGCGACGAATCAAGCGAGTTTGTTAGAGGCTTTATGAACATGAGCAAAGAACAATGGGAGTCATGGGAAGGAGATAGTCATGGCGACCCTGACCTTTACATATACCAAGAGAACCACAATAGAGCGAAGCGCAACACGACCAACCAAGTATATGAGTTGTATTGGTCAGCGTATGAGAAACAGCAAGAAAATATTACGGTAGAGCCAATTGTTGCGAGCGATAATGTTGATGACCTAGTTTCCCAAATGGAGAAAGCCTGCGAGCAAGCATTTGAATCTCGCTTATATGGTCAAACCAGAAATTGAGAGACGGGGCGGAGAGATAAAGTAAGCATCTCTTTCTGCACAGGCGACCAACCACGTTTCTCTATCCTCTCAGCATGATTTAACAGGAGCGCTCGTGAGTCACAAGGGTTTATATAGTAAAACGAACATAGAGAGGTAGGCGGGAAGCCAAAGGAGAAATGATATGACGAGAAAAAGAATAAGCGAGATGAATGAAGAAGAGCTCAAGGAGAAATATGACATATTGGTCGAAGCATTGACCAATGAGATGGGTGGTGAGTATTTACCAAGACTCACCGATATGCGAGAAGAACTCGGATATACTGGTCTGGAATATGTTCACGACCCTGGTCATGAATGGGATGAATTGAGCAAAGAGACAAGGGCGGCACTCAACGTGGCTGGTCTTGAATATGGGATGGTCATGCAAGACGAACTCGATATAACCGACCTAAACATTGGGTCGTTTCAACTGAGTATTGAGTCAGGGCATTGGTGGCTCACGGCCGCGAGATGTTATCTGTATGAACTCACAGGTCAGATGGATTGGAGAAAGGTTATCCGAGAATCCGACCCGTATTAATTGAGCACACAGGCGGGAGAGCCGCAAGGGGCTCCTTTTTAATACCCCCGAGCCATAAAATGCTCTCTCAAGAGATACAGAGTTCTCAAGAGTCAGAATACTTTATATAGTTAAACCCCGATGAGGGAGTAGCGGCGGAAGCCGAGGAAAGGTGTAAATGAGAAATGAAATTGAGAAGTAATGACAACGAGATAAGCGTGGAGACCCTTAGTGGACTCCTAAGCGGGCGAGTGGCTTATAGAGCCCCCGTCCGGCCGAGTAAGGCAAAGACTCCCGAGATGGATGGGTGGTGGCTGTGAGCGAAGAGCAAGCAGACATACTGAGACATCACAACGAGACACGTTATTTAGAGTGCCTTAGCGCTCTATACAACGCGGAGTCTTGGACCTTCCAAGAGCCACAGATAGTAAGAGCATCCGACTATGACGGGAACGAGTTTGACAGAGAAAAACTCATCCCCGAGTTAATGCACTTGAGACGTAAAATAATTGAGCAGGTAAATGAGAACCCCAGAGCAATAGCATTCGGAGAACATGACGAATGGCTCCTATTTCGGGAGATACCCGAGATGGAAGGAGCGTGGAATGTGTTGAGCGCGGCAACGTGGTCAACGACATATGAGTATATGGGGCATGGTCAGGAAAGACCAATCAGACATACGACCAACGAAAAAGTCCGAGCACAAGCGCGGGAGATACATCAATGGCTCGATAAAATAGAGGCCAATGCGAGAAAGACCTATGAAGCAAGACGAGAACTTACTAGGGGGCTCACGAATTACGAGTTAGATGTAAGGGAGATAAACGGAGAAGAATGCACTCAGCGAGCGCTTGACGAAGAGTTAGAGAAAGCACGAGACAAGGCGCAAGATGCTCAGTATGATTACGAGAAAGCCAACCCCGAGTTCAGGAGAGTTGATGCAAGAGAAGTCTATTGGGAGATATACAATANAGAGCGGGCGCACACGACCCACCATACAATAGGTCGCCGTGTTTGCTCTAAGTGTGGCGGAGCATCAGAGCAAGGGTGGACTGAGTCCGAGGCAGACGGCTGTGCTCAAGATTGGGCGGTGACCAGCAGGAGTTGGGAGAACTGCCTCGAAGGTTGTGGTCGAAGCAACCAGAGACATCACATCCACTCGTCAGGCGGGAGCTTTTACAACTGAGCGCACAGGCACAAGAGTTCTGAGGGGCTCCGGATGCGCTGGGTCACACCTACGTAGAGGGGCTCCGCAGAGTTGTGGTCCCGCATAAGAATAGGACGGTCGCTCGATGAGACGGCTGTCGGGGGAATGGTGCTCTCACTTGGCGACCTTGCTCGGCCTCGGGTCTTTTGTTTGCTTTCTTTGAGAATGGCTCGAGGGGTCGCTAGTAAGCCACCGAGCGAGAATCGAGCCTTCTCTCTCTGGGGCGGGAGTTGACCCCCCTGACCTTTGTGCAAAACGCTCGAGCAACAAAGTTGCGTCGACCCCTCGAGGGGTCGAGCTCTCTCTCAGGGGCGGACCACGAGGACTGTGACCTTTGTGCAAATGGCTCGAGCCCTAGATGGTTGAGAGAGTAACGCCGCCGGTCAGGGCGAGAGGGGAACAAGGCGCTCAAACGCCCCTTGCTCCTTTACGAAATACTCCAATTAACTGCTCACAATGCCGCGCTCAGTTTAGCACACTCTTTGCACCAGCTCCCAGATTTCTTGCTCAATTTAATCGCAATTTTTCTAGTCGATGCTCCAATTGTGTTTCCGTGCTCGCAGACACTCAAATGCACAGCGAGACGCTTTTTTGACTCGTCCATGATTTTTAGCTCTTCGAAGTCACTCCCTTTGTGGGTCACACATCCGACCCAGATTTTTGCAGGTCCCCTAACTTTTAGGGTCCATGCACCCGGCACTCCAATTTCTTCGCTCGTTTTTGCGTTCGCTGGACCAGTAACTCTTTTGCACTCTTTCCAATAATTTTCACTCTCAATTTCCATATTTTTCACTCTGATTCCCAGATGACTCCCGGCTTTTCGGCCTACCTCGTCGTATCGTTAATCCTTTATAACTGTTTCGGACTCTTGAGCTCTGCTCGAGCACAGGCTACTCAGCGTTATGAGAACACACCCCACTCTACCGGGGTCGGTGGCGGTCGTTTGAGAAAATCACTACTCTGGGGCGGACCCCACCGAGAGAGCCCTTTTAGGGCCTCTCCCCGAGCCCACTCTCCCCGCGAGAGAGTCCGTATTGCTCGAGTGGTCGAGAGTCACAATAGTTTATATAGTATGGCTGACATGAGGAGGTAGCGCGAAAAGCGCAACGGAGGAATGAAAAATGAGTAAAGTGAAAATTGCAGAAATGAGCGTAAAGGTGGTCCAACACCTCTTGAGGGAAGGTCGTTGGTTAGAAGAAAAAGGGAGGTATGAGCACGAGCGAATAGTGACCACGATAGTTAGGTCACCAATTGACCTCGGTATTGATGCTCCCCTAAGTTCTCACGAGTTAGAGGCAATCTTGAGCCAACACTTGGCGAGCCTGTAAGCAAGAGACAGAGAACAACGTAAGCGAGGCGTCTCAATAGGGGGCGTCTCGTGTTTCCTGAGCACAGGGGCGGGACCAACACCCCCGGACCTTTGAAGGTCTCGGTCGAGATATATTCACCTCCACATGAGGGGTCGTGAGTCCACTATGTTTATATAGTATGACGAATATGGTAGATTATGGAAGAATGCTGTGCTTGCGACGAACCTCAGGGAAAACTAACTCACTACCAAACTCTATATATGATTGAATCAGTCGGCAAGGAAGGTCTAAAACTTGGGTCGATAGTTGATGGTCTAGTTGTTGGGTCTGTGCAAACACTCCTATTATGTGAGGCCTGTTGGGTCCATATATATGTCGATGAATCAGATGCACTCAGGGATGAAGAAATGGTCCCCTAATCTTTTTTCTCTCCACAGGGGCGGGACCTATGTGCCGAGACCTTTGAAGTTCTCAGGTCGAGCAAAACTACACACAGGGGCGGGACCTTGACCGCGAGACCTTTGAAGTTCTAGGCTCGAGCATGTAGGCTAGCGGGAGAGCTCGAGAGAGCTCGTCTTTTAGAGAGAGTGGTGGGATTAATAATCCGCACCCCCGCATATGAAAGAATCATATCCGCCATGACATTTCGGGCAGATATTCGGTAATCCTGAAAAACTGTTTTCAGGCATCCATATTTCGCAATTTAAGCATTCATTTAATTCAATTATTTCCATGATTGCCCGAATTATCCTAGATGCTAATAATTAGCAAATAGAAGGCATTCTAGGCCATGATACGATAAGTTAGGCCGGATGATACAGTTAGCGAATACGCTTCACCATATCACCCGATAATGATGACTTCTTGATGCCTGCTAAATGCGGAATCATCCCGTAAAGGATTGTGTTCCATAAATCCGCATTCAGTGGGTATTGGTAAGGGTTGAATCATATCTGACTAATCAGACTATCACACCACGTTGAACCCATTAAAGGACACAAGTCATCTTAATTCTATTACCAAGATTAAGATTAATCAAAGTGAAGCAATACGCGCCGAAACACATCCATCGCACCAACCGGCTTTCAGACTTTTTGTCTGTGCCTTCTGATGTGCTGTAAGTGCATTCTTATTAGCCGCCGCAGATAGGATTTGCATCCCACCCATAGAAGCCGCATGACGCGTTTTGACATCCTTAACCGTGCCATGTGTAAAGCACCACATAGCGAAGCAGGCACTTTCAGGGACATGAATGTCAAGATGGTGCAAAGCCGCATCCTTAACAGTCTTGAACGAAGTATCATACTTAGTTAATTTTGTCAAATCAATCAAACCAATCTGCGCACCATTNGCCGCCTTNCGGCTTCTAATGGGTAACGCCGCAATCCCGCAATCTGCGCGGGGCTTACAATTAGTATCATTGAATTGTTTCACTGATAAATCCTTAATCTTAGTAATAGGCTGTTTCTTAGCCATACTTATCATTAATTTATCATATTGTTTTCTATCACTGGCAATCAAGCCAGTGCTGAAACTTAGGTTATCGTTTCTTTAGCCGATTATGTTCTTTAGGATAGTTCTAAGCCCGTTCTAAGGGGCGTTTCAGTTCCTAAATGTTCAATGTATCGGCTTACCCATTTTCGGCCTTGAAATGGCCTGTATTTGGGCTTCGATTTGATGCCGTGATTAGCGGCAACAGGCAGATTCACAATCCTTCCAATTGATGAAAGAATACGATTTGCTTATAAAGAACTGCCAAAAATAGCCGAAAAAGCACCCTATTGGTCGCCTAGTGCGACCGAGAACTTTTTATTATTTTTTTTGAGTTAATTTTATAAACATAGTTTTATTTAGATAACGTCCGTAAGTTAGAGCGTGTTCGATGAAGATATGACATGGGATGTGACCATTGTATGGCTTTTGCTTTGGGGAGACTGTATGTATCTTTTGATATGGTGGCTTCTTTAGAATATTCGATAACGGCCGCTTCGCGGTCTGCTTCCGTATCTTGATTTCTTTTCCTTACCATCATTCTTCAACCAAGTGCTTCCTTCAATCTTCGCGGTAGCAATAGGCAAACTTGATTCGTGCGAATAAAATTGGTCGATAGCATGAGCAAGAGCCATCACACAATCGTTATGCCGACCCACATCTGCAATATCCCCCTGCTTCCAAACATGGTGGTCAAGTTCTTCTAGGACAATATTCACGGTCTTTCTTGTTTTATCATCACCATAGGGGAAATGAACGCGCTGTTGCTCGAACCAAACGCGCAATCTATTCAAAAGAGCCTGCTTAACTAACTTATTACTGACTTTTGAGCCCCTAAAGTCCACCATCGCGCCCCTCTCAAGCAGTAGTTGTTCGTAGAGCCTCTGAAAGCCTGCTTCTTCACAAGCAAACGCCGGTCCTTCATATTTTTTACACATACTGATTATTTGGTCGACCTGCTTCGCAGGAGGAAAATCATTACGTCTCCACATATCAACAAAATGAATATCTCCTTGCTTATCTTGCCTTACAACAACCATAACTGAAAAATCTCTTCCTAATCCGTGTGCAGGGTCGAATCCAATTGCATATTTACCCTCTATTTCTTTTCCTTTCATCAGTATATCGGTCGATTCTAAATTAGCCCTTGTGTCATACCTAGAATATACCTGTGCATCCACATCTACCACCTTGCATAAGTATTCTTGAACAAATGCTAAATCTCCCATAGCAGATTTCTGTTCCATCAAAAACTCCATTGACCTATGTTCAGGCCAAAGACAGGCTAAATCCACATTATCGGGGTCAGCCTTCCATTCATCCCAATTAGGAAATGCCGAGCCATACCATGTTTTCCACGCATCGTTCTCTAGCATTTCACTATGATAAAGGTCTGTCATTCCCATAGGTGTTCCGACACAATACATCCATGTTCCCGGAGAAAGCATAGGGGTAATCTTTTTTCTAAACCAATGCCTAGTGGATTCGGGAGTAATATCCCCTGTATCATCAAGAACGTCGTCCATAGCAATACAAGCCGGATGCTCACCACGAATAGCAGAACCTATACCGGTAGCCTTAATCCATGCCCCATTTGTGAATCTTAAATTAAGTTTTCCACCTCTTCGCATATCTATAAACTTTCTAAGTTCTCTATGGCGCATCATATCGCCTCGTATTTCTTCTAGCCTATTTGCCGCTAATTCTTTAGAAGCAGAGAATAACCATATAGTAAAGGGCTTATCTCGCCATGTGTTGAATAAACATTGATGTAGCATAACCATTCTCAATGTAGTGGATTTACTATGGTCACGTGGAGCAATAATACAAACACGATGGACTTGCGAATCACCCCTGTCTCTATATAGTTTATCCCATTCTGCTATATGGTCGCCCCATATATATCCGGTCCATTCATAAAAATGCTTAAAATCGTTTCTTGACCGTTCAATGTTGAAGCCTCTTAGAATATCACTCATACTTTACACCTCCGCTTATGCCACAAACCGGACATAGCCCTAATATATCTAAAAATATGTCATGGTCCATATAAGGGGCGGAGATAGAGTTCTCTCCGCAATATTGACAATAAATCACGTTCATTCCTCTATAACAGGTTTGAACATACTTCCAATCATACCTTCTTCGCGGTCTATGATATGTGCAGACATTCCCGCTTGTGAAAGATACCCTTTTCTAAAGTGCCAACGGTCGTGACCGGAAAGCGAAGGTAATTGAATACAAAATGCACCACCATGTTCTTTTAGTGCTTGGTGATGAAGATGACCTGTGAACCAAACACGGTATCTGCATTGACCCCACTTTTCCCATGCTTCTCTAGCCATAGTGCTAGGTAAAGCATTTGCTTTTACTCCATCCCCATGTGTAAATCCTAAAAGTGCATTTCCATACACAACATACTGCCTATTCATGTTAGGGTCAAGAATTACTTCACAATCCTCACAATCTTTGTATGTTGCCTTAAGATAAAGCCCTAATGCTAAGGTAGAGTGCATATCGTGATTACCTGCCATGAATACAATCTTAACAGGCGCAACACTTCTCAACATATCTATATGCTCCCTTGCTAATTCGCAACCATCTAGGAGAATCTGTGCCGGACTTCCATATCTATCCTGAGCAGTGCCTTTTGTTGTTGTCCCTAAATCATTATCCACATGAAACCAATCTGAGCCTGCGGCAACAATAATTTTTTCAGGAGCTCCCGGTAGTCTTGAAACCAATGCGCTTGTTGCATCATGGAGTCTTTTTCTTGCTTCATCAAAATCATACCGTTCCCCTACTTCATCTTCCCAACCATATTTACCGTAATGGAGGTCAGTTGGGGATATAACAAGTGCGTAAGGCTTAGTTTTTTGCAGAACTAACTTTTTAACAGGTCTATTCTTAGGATGATGGACTTTTAGATGCTCGATAAACGTATCTTCAAAGTTTCTCCATTTATTCGCATCTTTCTGAATCTCATCCCACTTTTTCTTTTCGTATGTTATGTGTAGCGACCTTCTTCTTCGTAATAACAAATCATCCACTAAATCCTCAACAGAATCAGCAAGTAATAGTTCTTCATCAGTAAATGGGTCCATGTCGTGCGTCCAACCATAAATACGTCTATACTCGTCAAACCACATTCTAGGAATCTGAAAATCACGAGACATTTGCCCGACACTTGATGATTTATTAACCATATTACTATATGCCGTTTTCATAGCCCTGTGAACATCACCGCTCACTGTTATTGGCTTATTACCTGCCGCTCTAATGAAGGTCACATAAACATCGGTTTCAGAATTGTAATAATAAGGCTCATCAGAAATCCAAGTTGCATCTGCATCATCTAGGCTTAACTGTTTTTCTGCAAAAGGGTCTAGTTGTGGGGATTTATCGGGGTATAACTGTCTGAATCGTGAGACTGTGCTTTTCCACGATGCAACAGTCTTAGGTCCTTCACCATTAGTATTATAGTTAATATCCCATAGGTAGGTGGCGAATTGAACATCAGTTCCCGTCCAATTCTCTAAATGCGGGGTTATTCTTCCCAATGTTTTTTCTCGCATACCTTGTCGTCTTTCAGTTACCATGAGTGTCGCATATAGTTTCCATACTTAAGTATATCGCATATAAGAAGGCTTTTAACACTAGCGGCCTATCAAATGGGGTATGGCTGAACGCGGATTGTTTAATTTCTTTCGTCGAAGTGCGTCGGAGACCGGAGAAAAAGACGGAGAAAAGCGACTTACACGTGTAGGGATGAATAGTGGACTAAGTTTCGGTCAAGTGGCGGGGCTAACGGATATTTTTGAAGATACAGGTCCACTTAGAGACCATAAGAAGGCATTTAGAAGAACAAAGTATGATGATGAGTTTGATTTGTATGATGAAATGTTAAAACTAGACCCTGAATTGAATGGTGCGGTCCGTTCAGTAAGCCTGACCGCTAACAATTGGGAAATTGATTATTCCAAAGGTAAAAATAGAAAAATAAGAAATGCTATTGAACAGTTCGTATATTCTGTTGATTTTGATGACATTCTGATTAATATGCTTCGCAACCTAATGGTCTATGGTAATGACATGAATAAGTTAGTGGGTAAGACAGGAGTTGGTATAACAGAAGTCCAATCCCTCCCTATCCACCAAATGACTATCAAAGATGAAAGGGGCATACAACCACCATCAGTAACTAGGGAATCCCCTATCATGGATGCTCGGGTATATTTGATGCAAGAGCAAGGGACTTACCCACAATCATTCCCTGCTGATGAAGTATGGCATACTCGTATAGATTATAGAAGCAATTGGTTTCAAGACAGGCTCGGCCGTTGGTCATACGGCATTTGGGGTGCGTCAAGGTTCTCAAGCCTTAAGCAACCCATTCGAGCCAAGTATAACATGATTAATAATAGAATAGCACTTGAAGAAGCATTAACTAAACAATACATAACAATTGATGCGGCGGCGGTCGAACATATAATGGACCCCGATGAACAGCAAGAAAGACTATCACATATCATGGGTCAAGTGGCAGAACTGCTAGAAGGACTAAGAGGCGACCAAATACCAATTTTACCTTCTTATGTTGAAATGCACCACGTTGATTTGAAAAATACAATCCCCGACCCCACAGCGTTCTTAGATATAGTAAATGGGGATATATCCGCAGTTTTACAAGTGCCTAGAGTAGCATCCGGCCAAGAAAGGGGCTCAACATTCGCCGCAACCTATTCCGCGTCTATGTGGAGTATTAATGCAATTAGAAGGCTTCAAGCAGTAGCGATAGAATCATGTTGTCATCTCTTTTTGAAACATCTCGAACTATTAGGTATAGCCGCAGAAAAAACGGACCTGCCGGTAATGACTTTCAAACCAATAGAAGAAGAATCTCGTGGTGAATCAATGAAAAGGGCAACTACCGGATATACTATGGGTATAATGACCAAAAACGAAGCGAGAGATTTGTTAAACATGGAAAGTGTTAAAGGAGGCGAGGATTTTAAGCCTGAGCCAGAGATAGCACCGAAAGGTCCTAATCCGCGCGATAATACTACTAAACAAGATAAAGAGGTGACTGAGTAATGGCATACAAAAAGAAGAAAATAAGTAAGAAAAAGAAAAAGGGGTATTAAGCATGGTCAATCCACCACCACCCGTCGATAACGAGACACATGACGATTACATGGCAAGATGCACACTATCGGGACATTCAGAAGAATCCTGTATGGTAGCGCATGAAGGTCATAAGTTTATGGAACAGGATAAGGCACATACCCCTGCCGACCACAAAGCAAGTCAATCTTGCGTATGCGTGGATGAATGCCAAGAATTACCTAACTGTAAAGATAAATCTATCAGTGTTGCTACTAAACTAACAGTAGATGATACTAAGATGTTTGTTAATGCAACAACGGGTGAAACGGTTATATTAATCACAGGAACAGCATTTCATAGCGGAGCGAATAAGAACAATTGGGAGTTAGGCGCAGAAGCAGGTATGAGTGTTGCAGACCAACTAAAGGGAGCAGACTTAACATTAAATCATCCTAAAGCAAACGGTGCAGGGTTTTCAAGAAATATGGATGGTGGAGTAGATGAGGCTACCGTTGGTATAGTGACCAAGGCAGAGTTTTTGCTAACAGAAGAAAAGGGAGCAGGATGGGTTGTTGAATACGAAGCAGAGGTTCATAGAAAAGAACTCTTTGAAGCATTAGAATCTGGTCTTTGGTTAAGACCTGAATACGGTGTATCTATTGGCGGATATGGAATCCCCACAGAATATAACGAAGAAACAGGATATGCTATGTTCGCAAGTGAGTTCACATTAGACCATTTGGCTATCGTTCATAGACCGGCTTATCCTGATGCAACAATTGACACAGCAACGGTAGTTAATGTTCAGAAAAGGGCTGAGCCAAAGGAGAGCATAGCAACACTTAAGTATGGTGCGGCTCAAGTTCAAGCCAACGAGGAATCGAATATGACTGATGATGTAATTGAATCTAATGATATGAAGAACGAGCTCGAAGCGTTACAGGCTGAATTAATTCTTAGCCGAGCGACTGTCGAGCAATTCCAAGCAAAAGAAGCAGAAGTGGCAGAAAGCCAAAGAGCATCTTTAGTGGAAGAAGCGACTGCCCTTGGTCTGAGCGGACATGAAGCACTGCCTTCTGCTGTAATCACAAGTTTGATTGCATCATGGCAAGCATCTAATCCTCCAGCCGAGGTAAAAGAAATGAAGCCTGTTGAAGCGGCAAGCGAAGCAATAGTAGAGGCATCTGCCCCTGCTGTAAGCGGAGAAACTGTTTTCGTGGCTAATTACTTTAATGGTTCACACCTAAAAACTGCTGAAAGCATTTATGCTAGAGCATTTAATTCATGGGCTAGTGCCTACAACAGAGGTCTTGGGATGTCTGATGATAAGGCTACTAGATACGAAGACCTAAACCAAACACAAAGAGATTTACTAAACTTCACGGAGGAGAGATAATATGAGTATCATAGGTAACAGTAACACAAGAAACGGAACATTAGCAAGCGGGCAGACGGTAGCAAACTCAGGATTTATTCTGAAAATTGCTTCCGGAGTATTAACAGTTGCAGGTGGTTCTTCATCAGCAGATGCAGATACACCATTTGCAGTTTCTCTTGATGAATCATCACGAGACGTTGATGGTGCTTTAGTTGCGGCAGGTTCAGTTACATACTGTCCTTCCGGCGGCGTTATATGGATGCGAGCAGATGCAGGCACATATAATCTTGGAGCAACAGTTTATCTTTCAGATACGGTCGCAGGCCGTGTTGATGCTACACAATCCTCAGGTGCTACCGCTATCGGTATGTATGTGGGTGACCACGCAAAAGTTGTTGTGGCAGGCGAGTTAGTGCCTATCAATACTAACAACTCAAGTTGGTGATTAAGAATGGCGGGACAAACATTAGAAGAAATATTGCAAGTAGAAGCGAAAGACGGTCCTTTTGGAAAGGGCGATTCTGTTTTAGAGCAGACATTAAGAGACTTTATTCAATTACAGTCTCTAACTATGTCTATCGGAACAAAATTAGTTGGGGTCAGAACAGTGCCTTGGCTAACTTTCAAATGGTATACAGGGGTCGAAGGAACATTCACCTACCCATTAGATGACAATGCTATCGTTGATGCAACTAAAGAATTAACCAAATCATACAGCGTTGTATTGAAGAAAGGACAAGGTCGAACAACCTTCCTAGATTCAGTAAGACTACGTGGTGAAACATGGGAAACTCTTGACAGACAACAATTGGCTATCATTACTAACAGAGCGGCAGTTATTGATAACCTAATCCTAACTAACCTTCGTGCTGGAGCAGGACAAACACTTGCAGTTGGCGGCGGAACAGCAAAATGGAATGGCGGAGCGGCGGCAGACCCAGAGCAAAATATGCTTGATGCTATGGATTTAATTTTCACAAATGCTAGAGTAAGCGGTGATGAAGCAGTTGCTTTAGTCTTGCCTACTATTTGTAGAGGAACAATGTTAAACACACAATTGTTCGGAAATGTAATTCTATCCCTACAAGAGCACATGGCTGATATTGCTAACATAGCGGTTCACTATACACGAGACTTCGGTAACGGTTCAGGAGCGGCAGGCACAACAGGAGCACTTCAAAACGATGGACTTCTATTGATTCCGGGAGCAACAACAGCAGAGTTCTTCCAATACAACGGACCGGGCTTTATGGAAACTGAATTAACAAGGATTCCAGGTCTAGGTTATGATTGGCTACTTACTTCATACTTCGGTATGGTAATACATGAACACCAAGATGCAGGCGTTGCGGCTGGAGCAGGAACAACCAACCGTATTGTAAAGATGACTGACCTAATCGCTTAAGGTGATTAGTAATGGCAAAGCGTATTGGTAATCAGTGGGTGGAGGAAACTCCACCTGCTGAGAAGCCAAAGCCTAAAGCAAAAGCAAAGAAGGTGAAAAAAGATGGCGAAAAGCAATCGAGCAAGTCTGATTAAGAGACTTAAAGATTCATCCATCGACTTTCCTAGCAAAGCAACGGTCAGCGAACTAGAACATATCCTATCTTCACGCGAAGGTGGTAAGGGCTACGTTCTTAGGGCTATTAAGCCAACATCTAGAGGAACAGGTCCTGCAAAGGGCTTTCCAAATAACGAAAGTGTTTGGGTCCCATCTAGTGCTTATGCAAGGGCTATTGTGGATTCAAAACCTCACATAGTGACCGTTGTTGGCAGACTTAGCGAAGCACAAGTGCCAAATACCATGCGGGTCATAGAGATACCGGAGGAGTGGTATGGCAGTAACAACTGATAACATCAGAGACTTATTAAATCGCCCAAGAGGACTTCTCGATGGAACAATTACTGAATATATCAGTATGCGAACATTAGAAGTAAACAAGGTGGCGAGAAGTTCAACACTATATGGTGTGACTCCGGCAAACGCCGTTACTTCTGATTTAATCGAAGCCGCTATTAAAGCATTAGTTGCGGTCGATTGTCTTTTAGTATTGGTTGATACTATCCCCTCATATTACACAGAAGAAAGTGGTCGGTTTGCGGAACAAAGATTCCGAACTCAGTTAGGTGAAATGTCTAAAAGAGCCGAAAACCTGTATAGTCAGGTTAGAGAAGTAGGTGGAACAGCATTTAGCGTAAAGAGCACAACGAGCCGATTGTCAGGAGACAATACGGTTTGATGATTTATGGCTGATTTTTATTGGATTGGAGATGGGGCTGATAATTATGCTTCTACTGTTAGTAATTGGCACGTTGGCTCTGCAACAGGCGCAAACGCATTTGCCGCTCCGGGCTCTTCTGATACCGTTCATTTTGGCTCTTATTCCACGACTCTATGTAGTTGGAATATAACATCTATCAATAGAATAGAGATGGAAGTGGATTCGTCAGACAGAAGATTTAATTCCTATCTCGATATTAATTGTGATGTTTCGCTGAATGGTTTAATACTAGACGGTGAATTACGTTGTCTTGCTAACCCATTTACACTAAACTTTAACGGCACACCCCCCTATAATGGAAGATATGTTAAGAATGGTAAATACGCCGTATTACATTCAACTGCTTTACTCCAATTAAACTATAAGTTAATAGGAGGAGTTTTTTACTTAGATACAGGACCGCATCCTACGGTGACCTTTAGCACAGGAACATTTAGGCCGCAGTTTGTAACTCCTTATTCTAATTTTAATTCTGATGATTCCCCTAGAACAATAATAGATGTTTTCAAATTACAAATCGCATCCACATTCACAGCAGTAGAGCCTTCGGGTTCTAATAGAAGCGATAGGCAAGTCAAAATAAGAATAGGAGATGTTCACTCATCCTCTTTTACTTGCGCTATTAATACCCTAAACTTTGGTTTCGCCACATTAGCATTACCCGGTCAGTCAGCAGGCACGAGAACTGTTCCTGTAAGTAATAATTTTTATAGTGGTAGAACGTATGGTGGGACTTCGGGGCAATTTACTGCAAAGATGTATGGGCTTCATATTTACAATCCGACTCCTGTAACCTACAAGGGCGTAAATGCTTTGTATGCTAAAGTATTCGATGATTCACGTTTAAGCCTACATACATTGGAAATAGATGCGGGTTGTATGTTGTTAGGAGATATAAAATCAGAAATAGAATTAGTATCTCTTCCTATAATAAATGGAAGTATAGGTAATTTTACACAAGTCTCATCTAATCTTTATCGTGCGGTAGAGGATAGTGGACCTTTGGAACAATCATTAACACCAATTTTTCTTGGTGGAACAGGTGTAAGCACAATAGGAACTTCAAATCAAGTGCTTCGGGTTAATTCAGGAGCAACAGGCTTAGAGTGGGCAACAGTAACAAGTGGTGGTCCAACAGGGGCTACTGGTCCTACTGGGGGTTCAGGTCCAACCGGACCTGCTGGAGCAGACGGAACAACAGGACCACAAGGTCCTAGTGGAGCCGCAGGACCAACTGGTCCTACGGGACCTACTGGTAATAACGGTTCTACTGGTCCCACAGGACCTGCCGGTGCTAGTGGACTTACTGGAAATACAGGGGCTACTGGCTCACCCGGAGCAACAGGTCCCACAGGATTAACAGGAGCGGCTGGAGCCGCCGGAAGCACAGGACCTGCTGGCTCAACCGGAGCCGCTGGACCTACTGGCTCAACGGGTCCTACTGGATTAACGGGAGCAACCGGACCTACTGGTCCTTCGGGAGCAGATGGTAATGACGGCTCTGCTGGTCCAACCGGACCTACTGGATTAACAGGGGCTACTGGAGCGACTGGTCCTGCGGGGGTTCAAGGAGCAACAGGATTAACAGGTGCTCAGGGATTAACAGGGGCTACTGGTCCAACGGGACCTACTGGGGCAGACTCAACAGTCGCAGGACCTACTGGACCTAGTGGTAATACGGGACCTACTGGAAGTGCAGGTGCTACTGGTCCAACCGGACCCACAGGTGCTTCGGGGTCAGACGGGGCAGATTCAACGGTTGCTGGTCCAGCAGGAGCAACAGGTCCTACTGGTAATACTGGACCTACTGGTCCTATTGGCTTAACAGGAGCCGCAGGACCTGCCGGTAATACCGGAGCAACGGGAGCGGCGGGGGCAGATGGTGAAACAGGACCTACTGGCTCAACAGGGGGAACGGGTTCAACAGGACCGCAAGGTCCTACTGGACCAGCAGGTATTACAGGACCACAGGGTCCGGCAGGGAATACAGGTGCGGCTGGTCCTACTGGCTCGGCCGGTCCCACAGGACCTACGGGGGCTACTGGCTCAACAGGACCTAATGGTGATACGGGAGCAATAGGACCTTTGGGTCCTACGGGTCCAACAGGTTTGGCAGGGGCTACTGGTCCAGCATCAACAGTTGCAGGTCCCACAGGACCTACTGGCTCAACAGGCTCAACAGGAGCCACCGGACCGCAAGGCGGAATAGGATTAACTGGACCAGCAGGTCCAAGCGGCTCAACTGGACCACAAGGGGTTGCGGGTGCTAGTGGACCAACAGGTCCTACTGGCTCTACTGGACCCACAGGAAGTTCCGGTTCAACAGGAAGTCAAGGTAATGCAGGTCCCACAGGTTCAGGCGGACCGTCTGGTCCGACCGGAGCAAGCGGACCTACTGGTCCCACAGGCTCAACTGGAGCAACAGGTCCGACAGGGGCTACTGGCTCGCAAGGTCCTGCTGGACCTATTGGTCCTCAAGGCACACTTTCAGCAGAAGGTAAGGGAAGCCTTGATATGGGTCCGTTGGTCGTAAGTGGAACTCAGAGTGTGATAACTTTTGGGTCATTAGTAGTTTAGGGGTGAGTTAGAGGTGAGAAGATAATGGATGATTTAGGATGTGGAATTGAAGCCCATCCTTTTATCATATCAATTATGAAGATGATAGGTATAGTGATTTAGATGACAGCAACAAGCAACAAAAACTTAATTTCAGATACACAAAGCAATAGACTTTCTGTGACTCCAGCAACAGAGCAATTAATAAAAGATACAACATCAAATGCTTTATTCGTTGGTGATGGAACAACAGTAGGTGGAAGAGCAGTTGATGCAAGACCTGTAAAAAACCTAAGCACGAACTATACCCTTACAAGAGAAGAAGAAGGTAAAATATTACTCATGAATAGTAGCACTTCTCGCACTATTACAATTCCCCCCAACTCAGCAGTTTCTTTTCCTACTAATCTAACAAGAATACCATTTATAAATCTAGGCACAGCCGCATTAACATTCACAGCCGGAACAGGAGTAACAATAAATCCTGTTTCTCATTCAGTGGGGCAACATGAAGGTGGAGAACTTGTCAAAACAAGCATAAATACATGGATTGTTCTTTTAGCAAGAGCAGGTGCAGACGGAGCGGCAGGAGCCACAGGTTCGACAGGTCCTGCGGGACCAGCGGGACCAGCGGGACCACAAGGTAATGCAGGTCCATCGGGAGGAACTGGACCAGCAGGTAGCACCGGACCTACGGGACCTAGTGGTGCAGATGGTGCAGATGGCTCAACAGGACCTAGTGGACCTACTGGTCCAACAGGGGTAGCCGGACCAACCGGACCTGCGGGTGCGGCCGGAAATGACGGGGGAACAGGACCGACAGGTGCAACTGGTCCTACTGGAGCGACTGGTTCTGCGGGACCAGCAGGAAATACTGGACCTACTGGTCCAGCCGGAGCAGATGGACCTACTGGTTCAGCAGGGTCAACTGGTCCAACCGGATTAACAGGACCTGCCGGTCCTACTGGTTCACAAGGTCCAGCCGGAGCAGACGGAAACGATGGAGGAACCGGACCCACAGGGGCTCAAGGTTCAACAGGACCTGCCGGAGCCGCTGGACCAACAGGAAGTCAAGGTCCTACTGGGGCTACGGGTCCAACAGGTAATTTTGGTGGAGCAACTTTTAAGTATAATATTCTATTAGGTAATACCGCAGATTCCGACCCCGGAGCAGGCAAGATTAAGTTTAACGATACAACACAAAATGGAGCATCACATCTTTACATTGACGATACAGATATTCAAGGAACTGACATTCAGACATTTTTAAGAACAATAGATGATTCCACATCAGCAGTAAAAGGTCATATAAAAATAAGCGATTGGGATGATTCAGCAGATTTTATTCTATATCAGATAAGTGCGCTTGCTGAGGATAATGGTTGGTTTGATGTATCAGTAAGTCCTATTGATTCTTCGGAAAATAGCCCCTTCACAACAGGGGAAGAAGTTGCATTAACATTCACAAGAACAGGAGATAAAGGAGACATTGGTAATACTGGACCTACTGGTTCACAAGGACCACAAGGTCCTACAGGTGGAAGCGGTCCAACTGGACCATCCGGACCTTCGGGACCTACTGGTGCGGCCGGTCCAACAGGAGCAGATGGACCTGCGGGAAGCACCGGACCTGCGGGAGCACAGGGTATTCAAGGTGCAACCGGAGCGAACGGACCGGCGGGTCCTACTGGTCCTACCGGAAGCACAGGAGGAACAGGTCCAACAGGTCCTTCCGGTCCAGCCGGACCAACAGGTGCGAAAGGTTTGACTTTTGAAGGTAATTGGCAGAGTTCGACAGCATACGCAATAGATGACTTAGTGTATTATTCAGTAAACGGTCAATCATATATCTGCATACAGACTCATACATCATCGGGTTCTATTATCCCGACTACTGCCCCTTATTGGAATATTATAGTGCAAGCAGGGTCAGATGGTTCAGACGGTTCTGATGGAGCCGCAGGTCCGACAGGACCAGCAGGTTCGACAGGTCCGGCAGGAGCGGCAGGTCCTACTGGACCAACAGGCTCAACAGGGCAAACAGGACCTAGTGGACCAGCAGGTAGCGATGGTTCGGATGGGGCAACAGGCTCAACGGGACCAGCGGGTCCGACTGGACCAACAGGTCCGACAGGGGTAGCAGGACCTACTGGAAATACAGGTTCTCAAGGTTCAAAAGGTATGTTATGGCGAGATGCTTGGGCTACTGGAACTGTATACTCAGTTGATGATACCGTATTTTATTCGGGAACATCATATATTTGTAATCAACAACATACTTCATCCGGCTCGATATTACCAACTAACGGTTCTTATTGGGATGAGGTTGCATCTAAAGGAGATACAGGACCTACTGGTTCTGCTGGTCCAACAGGTCCTACTGGAGCAAGTGGTGGAACAGGTCCGACAGGTGCGGCAGGAGCTCAAGGAAGCACTGGACCTAGTGGACCTACTGGTCCTACTGGAAGTGCCGGTCCAACAGGAGGGGCTGGTCCAACAGGTCCGACTGGACCAACAGGTCCTGCTGGAGCGGATGGTAATGATGGAGGCGCAGGTGCTACTGGTCCAACAGGTGCGGCGGGTTCTACTGGTCCTAGTGGCTCAACAGGACCGACTGGTCCGACTGGTCCGCAAGGAATACAAGGTAATACAGGAACTACTGGTGCAACAGGACCAGCAGGCTCTTTTGGTGGTGCTTCATTCCAATACGATTATAATAACACAACAACAATGTCCGACCCCGGAGCAGGTAATGTTAGGTTAAATCAGAGCGTTCAATCAACTTCAACAAAAATAGCAATTGATGATAAAGACATTAACAGCGAAGATATATCCTCTTTTCTTCAAACTATTGATGATTCCACTTCGACTATTAAAGGCCATGTTAAAATTACTAAAAAAGCCGACCATGGGGAATATCTAATATTTACAATTTCTTCTTTGACAGACCATAGTGGTTGGATGGAAATAAATGTTGCTTGTGTAGGCTCCACCAATGGAACAGTTTTTACCGTTGGTGATGATATAATAGTGACCTTTGCTAGAACAGGAGATGCAGGCGCAACCGGACCTACCGGTCCAACCGGACCAGCAGGACCTACTGGCTCACAGGGAGCAACAGGACCAAGTGGTTCAACAGGTCCTACTGGACCCGCAGGCAGTGATGGGAATGACGGGGGAACTGGTCCTACTGGACCAAGCGGTCCGGCAGGTGCAGATTCAACAGTGGCCGGTCCTACTGGACCCGCAGGCGCGGCAGGACCTACTGGTCCTACTGGTGCGGCAGGCTCAACTGGACCAACAGGTGCAAACGGTCCGGCAGGTCCTACAGGGGCGGGAGGAGCCGATGGAAATGACGGTGCAACAGGACCAACTGGTCTTACTGGACCAAGTGGTCCAACAGGTCCGCAAGGAGCAACAGGAAGTGCAGGCAGTGATGGCTCAGCAGGACCAACAGGACCTACTGGTTCACAAGGCTCTGCTGGAGCGGCCGCAGGGTTTGGAACGCCAACAATAAGTTCAGGTCCTTTGGCTATTAACCCATCAGGTCCAGACACAGCAAAAATATTCGGATTTGTAATTCCTCCCGGAGCAACAGGACCTACTGGTCCACAAGGTTCAACCGGTCCTACCGGACCAACAGGTCCAGCCGGAGCATCAGGTGATGCAGGTTCAACAGGTCCAACCGGACCTAGTGGAGGCACAGGTCCTACTGGACCCACAGGGGCAACAGGCTCAGTAGGTCCAACAGGAAATACAGGAGCCGCAGGTTCAGATGGAAATACAGGACCTAGCGGAGCCGCCGCAGGGTTCGGTTCACCTACAGTTTCAACAGGAAATGCAGGCACTAACGCAAGTATAGGCTCATCAGGTCCTGACACAGCAAAAGTTTTTGCATTCACAATCCCTAGAGGAAATACCGGCGCAACAGGCGCACAAGGTCCTACTGGTCCTACTGGAGGAACAGGACCTACTGGTCCTACGGGACCTAGTGGTCCAAGCGGAGCAGACGGTGATGACGGTAATGATGGAGCAACAGGTCCTACGGGTCTAACAGGTCCGGCAGGTGGGACTGGCTCTACTGGAAATACAGGTCCTACTGGACCCACAGGTCCTACTGGTCCAACGGGACCTACCGGACCTGATGGTGATGATGGGTCAGATGGAAACACAGGACCTACTGGTGCATCAGCAGGGTTTGGAACACCTACGGCAAGCACAGGACCTATTGGTATAAGTGCAAGCGGTCCTTCTACTGCTAAAGTATTTGCTTTTACTATACCTGCGGGTGCTACTGGTCCAGCAGGACCAGCCGGTTCAACAGGTGGAACAGGCTCACAAGGACCTACCGGTCCAACAGGACCAACGGGACCAGCAGGTCCTACCGGTCCAGCCGGAAGCACAGGACCCGAAGGTTTAGTTTGGGAAGGCAATTGGGCTACATCAACATCATATCAAGTCGATGATGCAGTTTATTATGCTACTGATGAATCTTCATATATTTGTATTCAAGCACACACTTCATCCGGTTCTATTTTACCAACCAATACTTCTTATTGGAGCGTGTTAGCGTCTGCCGGAGACACTGGTCCAACAGGTCCAGCAGGACCAACGGGTCCTACGGGACCAACCGGACCTGCGGGCTCTACGGGTCCTGCCGGTCCAACAGGAGCAGATGGTGATGATGGCGGGACAGGTCCTACTGGACCAGCCGCAGGATTCGGAACACCGACAGCAAGCACTGGACCAATAAGTATTTCATCAAGTGGACCTAACACAGCAAAGGTGTTTGCATTCTCTATACCGGCAGGTGCAACAGGTTCGACTGGTCCAACAGGTCCTACCGGACCCACAGGACCAGCAGGCTCTAATGGTTCTGATGGTAATGATGGTGGAACTGGACCGACAGGTCCAACGGGTCCTACTGGACCTGCGGGAAGCGACGGTTCAGACGGAAGCACAGGCTCTACTGGCAATACAGGTCCTACTGGTCCTACTGGTCCCGCAGGAGGCACAGGACCGACAGGTCCCACAGGTCCAACAGGCAATACTGGCTCAGCCGCAGGCTTTGGGACCCCTACTGTATCAACAGGCGTAGCAGGTTCTAATGCTAGTATTTCTTCAAGCGGACCTAATACTGCTAAAGTATTCGGTTTTACAATCCCTAGAGGCAACACAGGGGCTACTGGTCCTACTGGTCCTACTGGAGGAACTGGAAATACTGGTCCTACTGGAAACACAGGTCCGACAGGTCCTACTGGTCCTACTGGACCCGATGGTGATGACGGCACAGACGGAGGAACAGGGCCTCAAGGAACGGCGGCAGGTTTCGGGACCCCAACAGTAAGCACAGGGTCAGCCGGAAGTAATGCTTCAATTTCATCTAGTGGACCTAATACTGCAAAGGTTTTTGCGTTTACAATTCCAAGAGGTAATACGGGGGCAACTGGAGCCGCAGGTAATAACGGTAATGATGGTAATGATGGAGCCGCCGCCGGATTTGGAACTCCTACAGTAAGCACCGGAAACGCAGGCACTAATGCTTCTATAAGTTCCTCAGGTCCTAATACAGCCAAAGTGTTCGCATTTACTATTCCAAGAGGTGCTACTGGGGCTAGTGGTGGTGCAGGTCCAGCAGGAGCCTCAGCAGGCTTTGGGACACCAACGGTAGCAAGTGGACCATTAGCAATTGCTTCTAGTGGTCCCGATACCGCAAAAGTATTTGGTTTTACAATTCCTCCCGGAGCAACTGGTCCGACAGGTCCAACTGGTCCGACAGGACCCACTGGTCCAACAGGACCTACCGGTCCCGTAGGTCCAACGGGACCAGACGGTGATGATGGTTCAGACGGTAGCGATGGTGCTACGGGACCTACTGGTCCCACAGGACCTACTGGTCCCACAGGAGGCCAAGGAACACAAGGAAATACAGGACCTACTGGTCCAAGTGGCGTTGCAGGTGGGTTAGATGACTTAACAGATGCTAAGGTCACTAACAACAGTATATGGATAGGTCACCAAACAACAGGAAGTCTAAATAACGCATCAGATAACTTAGGTGTTGGTGTTGGTGCTCTAGATGCAATCCAAAGCGGAGATAGAAACGTGGCTTTGGGAAGAAATGCTCTTACTTCCTTAACAAGTGCTGGTCAAATAACTGCAACAGGATATGGGGCAGGTAATAGTTTTACATCAGGCTCGGGTTCAGTTTTCAATGGTTATTTATCTGGTCAAGGAATTACCACAGCACATTGGAATGTTGCCGTTGGGTGGTATACTCTAGCGGCGGCTAATAATGGAGGGTCTGGTAACGTAGCAATAGGTTACTCAGTTCTTCAAGCGGGAACAGGAGCAAGTAATAACGTAGCAATAGGGTATGTAAGTATGCACTCTATGCAGACTGGCGACTACAACGTAGCAGTTGGAGATATGACTCTTAAATCCACAACAACAGGGCAAAACAATGTAGCGGTTGGAAGGTCGGCACTTCAACAGGGTGATGCAGACCTTTCTAACAATACAGCGGTAGGTGCTTATGCGGGAACATACTCTAACGGGCATCATAATACATACATAGGTTATCAAACAGGACCGCAGAGCGGCACAACTAACACAGGAACATATAACGTAGCAATAGGATTCGGAGCAGGTGATGCACAGACCACAGCAGTTGGGAATGTTGTTGGTGGTAAGAATGCAGGAGGCTCATTAAACACAGGTGGATATAACGTAGGATTTGGGTATGAAACTTTAGACTTAGCAACCACAGCACAAGGAAACGTAGCGATAGGTTGGGGCGCGGCAGGTGGAGCAACATACACAGGCGGGGAAGCAGTTATGATTGGAAGAATGGCGGGTTATGATTTAACAAGTGCTAATCATTCAGTCTTTATTGGTATGTCTGCGGGTGCAAACGTGAATACAGGAGACAAAAATATCTGTATAGGATATAACTCTGGAGATAATATCACAAGTGGCTCAAACAACGTAGTAATAGGTAGCGGTGATGTTCCGAGCGCAACAGGTAGTAATCAATTACTAATAGCATCCGGTGGTGGTTCACCTAAATGGATAACAGGAGATTCGGATGGTAATGTAACACTACCTAATGACTTTAGAGCATATTCCGGTGCTTTGGTAAGTATAGCATCATCCACACAATTAACTGCCGCAGACCACGCAGGTAAATACATTAGAGCATGGGCTAACAACCAAACACTAACACTACCAGCAACACCGGTCGCAGGTGAACAATACATAATAGTAAGTGATACAACAAACACGGTCACGATTGCACCGACCGGAACAGATAATATCAACGGGGCTAACGCAAGTCAAACAATAACAACTAGGTATCAAGTCAAAACCTTTATAGCGGTCACGTCCGGAGCATGGTTATGTATAGGATGAGTAAAGATGACATTAGTAATAGAATATGAAACGCCCTTTGGAATAACCTGCTCGAGTGCAGTATGTGTAATAAAGGATGTTGTTTGCAGAAAAGATGATAATTATAGAGTAATATACACAGGTAAAGTATATGCAGATGCTACTGCATATAGTGGTGAAAAAGGAGCAATAGGAGCATTTCATGGGGATTTTGCATTAGACATAACAAATGAAACTGACCAAACTAACTTAGTAAGACAATGTTATGCAGACCTTAAATTAACTTATCCCGATGGGATAGATGGTTAAGATGTATGGTGCGATACTAGCAATAAGTTCTCAACAAGTTTCGGGTGGTTCTGCACCAACAGGTGTGAGCATAGCATCAGCCCCTAGTAATAATTATGACAATGCTTGTGTTTTTGCAGAAGTGGTAGACGGTTCAGCACCCGATTGCCATGACTTTTCTCCTTCCGCTTCATTTAATCTTGTTTCCGGCAATCTTGTAGCAAGTAAATCAGTCGATGTTGCCGATTTTAGCGGTTTTAATGGTGTCGCCGCCGTTTCGGATATTGAAATAAGAGCATATTGTAGGGCAACAGACGCAACATCATTCCAATGGACTATATCTATTCATGCCGATACAAGTATCGCAAATGGAACAGTAGCAGTTCAAACTGCGGGTGGAACAGCACAAGACAGCACAGGTCAAGGTAATGATGCGGTAGGTAAAGTGAGAATGACTTTTGGGGGAAGTAAAGCAGGTTTTACATTTCCTGAAAATGATGATGAGTTAGCAATACAATTAGATTGCACCGCTACTAATTCAAGTGGTAGCACAAACGCTGTTCCTATTGTGTTTAAGTTTAAGTATTCTTCTTGATTACACAACACTTAAAAGGTAAGTCCTCTTCGGTTATATTATGACGCTTGCTAATTATCCCGATTGGTTATTATGGAGTTCAGCACTTGACGATGAAACTTGCGATAGGCTCATAGAAATATGCAAGAAAAGACCTGTTCAAGAAGCATCAACATTTGCGGGTGATAGTGACCACAGAAAGACTGACATAAGATGGATTCCTAATGAGGATGAATGGCAAGAAGTTCACAACATAATGTCGTCATACGCTTTACAGGCTAACCAAACTTTTGGAGTTTCTTTGACACATTTACCCCCTATTCAGTTCACAGAATATGCAGATGTTGGTCACCATTACGACTACCATCACGACATAGATTGGGGCAGACAAGACGGTTCGCATAGAAAAATAAGTATAGTTGTTCAATTAACAGACCCCGAAGATTACGAAGGTGGTGATTTTTCCTTTAAGCATTTACAGAATCCGAATGAAGATGAAATGAAAGCAAGAGGCTCTATACTATGTTTCATCCCCTACCACTATCATGCAGTTTCGCCTATAACATCGGGTTCAAGAATTAGCCTTGTAGGGTGGTTTGAAGGACCCCGATGGAGATAAGGTTCATACAAGTATGGGACTATTCCCCTAACTAATGCCTACCGCTTCCGGTCCTGCTGTTCAAGATTTGCGTTTAGAGAACCTAGAAAAAAGGGTTGAAAAACATGATGAATTAATAGAAAAAATGGGGGATGGTTTAGCATCACTTCATGTTCAGCAATCTGCTCTTTATGAGACACAGGCAGTTACTAATCAAATACTAAAAGAAGGATTTAAGTTTATGAAAATAGGATTAGCGGCAATAGCCTCGGTTTATGGCATAGACGGGTTGATGTAATGGAAGGTCCTGAGACTGGATTATTTTTTATATTAGTAGTTGCTTTTTTATTAGTAATTGCCCCACAATCAAGCATAGGGTATTATCAAGAAAACGGTAGTATTACTTGTCATAATATAACAGGTGAAGTTATAGAAAAAGAAGCACCTTTTACTTTAATAGTAGAAGTTAGTGATGAAGTTTCAGGTGAGCAAAAAATATATGATGTGTATGTTTCACCGGAAGCGTATGCTAATTATTCCATAGGCAGTTCTCATATAGAGGCAATATGCACGATTACTGATTACGACTATTACAAAGAAATAATAGACCGGCTATTAGAAAGTGGAATACTAGGATAAGATTGAAAATGATGGTATCTAAGGGCTACCTTCATATAGAGATTGGACCTATTCACTATACAGTATAGTATGAGGAAGAGACATGAGCACGAAGTTTAATGATAAGTTTATCTTAATAATAGGAGCACCAATAGTTTTAGCATGGGTATTATTTGCCTGTTACGTTATATGGGCGGGAATGCACAATCAAGCAGTTCTTGATAATCTCGATGGTTATACTACACTAATAGCAATCATAGGCGGTCCTGCTTTGTTGATTATTAAAGATGCTCTAGATATGTGGAAGCAACAACAGACAGCAGAGATTCAACTGATACCTTTTATCAATGCACATAATATGGAATTAGTCTCGCAAAAGAAATCCCATGAACTTCAAATGGATAGGTTCACAGTAACAGGAACTGAGACTATATCCCCTTTGATGCCTTCGTCCGTGATTAAATCAGATGCAGTCGAAGAAAAGAAAGGTGCTAAGAAATGAGTGCTAGTTTTGGGAAGATAATATATCATCCACCAGAGAAATGTTATGTGAATGTTTTTATTGAAGAGACAGCACATGGTTATAAAATATTCAAAGATAAGGGAGATTCTAGACCTTTATCTTTCATACCCTTTAGTGCGGTAAAACAAATAGAATATAGGTGAATAAAATGAGTAATAATACAACAGCAGAAGTGTGCTTAAATGCACTTAACGAAACAATAGATTGCGTTCCAATGGAGTCATCATCATTAATTGGTGATATAGAAATAATACTTCTAGCGGTAGTTGCCTTAGCAGGTATAGGGTCATTACTGTATAAGAAATATCTAGCCGTAAGTGCAGATGGGAAAATAACTCTTGATGAGTTGCTAGATTCCGTTAGTGATGTTAAAGAAGCGGTTGAAGATGCAGAGGCAGAAATACAAAAGATTGAAACGACCCTTGAATCCCATAGTGTTGTCGAACTAAAGGAAAAACTAAAGGCGGCCGGACTTTCAGTAAAAGGAAAGAAAGCAGACCTTGTTCAAAGACTAAAGGATGCACAAGAGTGAGATAAATGTATTGTTCTGTTGCTGATGTTGGGTTAAGGCTAGGACTTAATAGTGCTCAACGAGTGCAGGCGAATAGTAAGATTCTTAATCATATTAGAAGGGCAACCATAGAAATAGACCAAGAGTTCAAGTATTACGGTAGGGCAACACCTTCGCAAGAAATAGGTGAAACTACACTTAGCGGAGCACATACACCTGAAAGCACGACTGTTGATTTAGCAAGCGGTGCATCTTTTTCATCAGCAGGTAAAGGTAATATTGACGGTGATTCATTCGCATGGACTGGTAAATCCTCTAATCAATTAACAGGAGTGACCGGTATTACACTTGACCACGCATCAGGAGTGTCAGTCCAAGAAGGTGAGATGGCTCATGTTCTTAGAGAAATATGTGCTGATTTTGCCGCATCAATATATCTAGAGGACGAATCAACATTTCAAAGAACCGATGGTGAAGGTATGAGGGCTTCCGTTCTTAGAGAAAGAACAGAATCAACACTAACTAGACTTGCACATATCGGCGGTGTTCAGTAATGAGCAAATATACAAAAAGTGTTGGTAAAGATAAAGGCGGTCTGCATTTCAAAATGGTAGCAGATACTACTGAAACAAAAAGATATGCAAAAAGAATAAAACAAGAAGGTCCTGCTTCAATTAATAATTTTCTTTTACATATTATGACGGAACAGTTAAAAGAGACACAGAAGAAATTAAGAAGTTATAATTACAGCAGTTCCAATAGCAGGGTATGGACTCCTAAAGGAGGAGATATGTCTCCCGATATGTCTATGGAGAAAGCGACCGTTAAGATAGCAGAATCTTTAGTAGTCAAGAAAACAAGGGATGGTAATACTGACCAATCTACTGCATCAGTCTCTATGTGGAGCCAAGACCAAGAAAACCCTAATAATTTTACAAGTGCGGGTGTTAGAGGTTCAAGAGCAAGAAGCGGAAAAAAATACGCAGGTAAAATAGCACAGTATTACGAAGGTGGGCGCACACCTTTCGATGGTGGAGCATTACCAGACCATCCGGGCTTTCCAAAGATAGGATATATGGCTGAGGCTAAAGGCGCGATAGAAGATAAATATATAGATGGGATTGATAATCATTTAGAAAATACTATTGGGGTTGATGGGTCAGGTGCTTCGCAAACAGCAAGCATAACGAGTAAAAGACAAGTTACCGACGCAGATATTAAGACTGCACTAAAATACGTTTCAAGAGGAAAGTAATATGAGTATAGCGACAACAAATCAATTTTGGACTAGCCGTAATCACGGTGATGACCCAACAGCAAGTGATGGTGAAGTTTGGTCTGCATCCGGTTCAGGAATAGCAGATGGTGCTTATTGGAAAATAACATCAAGTGGTTATTATTCGGTCGCTCCTTCAACATCAGATGATTTAACAATACTAGCCACAGTATTCTATCCTAATGCGGCAGACATTCCCGCAGACGGAACGACTCTTATGCTACTAAGAAGCGACAGCCACGCCGTTGAAGTTCAGTCCACAGGATTAGCCACAAGCCTAAAGATAGTGGGAGCAACAACCTCTATTTTTTCAAACTTAGACTTGACAATGATAGAAAACGAGCCTTATATTACAACGGTTAGACTTACTCTAGATTCTTTAGGTAATGCTAAACTATATGTTCATGAGATTATGGAAGATGATTTTGGAACAGATAGGTCTTTATCTGTTGTAGGTTCTTCTGTCGGCACAGGGAGATATATACAATGGGGAAGTAATGATGGAGAAACTAAGTGGGGAACAGTTTACGCAACACATCATGGAGCATTTAATCCCGATGAATTATCACAATCAGCATTCTATCAATCAACACTAAACAGATTAGGATTATCTATAAGAGACACACTAAGGAATAGTAAACGAGGAACTATAAAAGAAATCCCCGATTCTAGTATTGTCTTTGGTTATGACCTTTCTTCTTCTATGATAATGCGCTTATCCCCCCCAACCATACACGTTCTAACAAGTGGCTCGGGTTCTGATAACTTTGACACATTAGGAGGAACTAGCATTTATCAAAACCATTTAGCAAACATAATGGTCACAACAAAAGGAACGGATTACAAAGAAGCCTACCGTTTCGGACTAAGGATAATAGGTGATGTGTTTGATGAATTATTTACTAATACAGGGCTTAATGGTAGCATAGATTCTATCACAGGGTATGAGCTCATACTAGATACTAAGGTTGATAATGATGAAATGGTATGTGTTCATCAACTAAGTCTAACATATATGCGAAGAGAGCGAATGACGAAGCGGTAATACTAAATAGGTTTTGGCTCGATGAATAGATTACAGCCGAGGTAAATGATATGGCTAATATGGCAAACAGATTTTTCGCAATTAATACAGAAGCAACATACGCAACGCCGATAGTAAGTGCATTAAAATACGGAGAAGTGGATGATGAATCATTCGCACCTAACTTCGATATAATGACAAGAAGTGATATATCACGCTATGGTCCACGTAAGACAGTAATTGGTATGGAGACTTCTGGTGGAGATGTTTCTTGGGCTATGCTTGGTGATGAGTTTACGAATAAACTTATTGCTAACACATGGAATAAAGGAACAACAACAGGTAGTTCCGCACCATATACTCATACACTAGAAGAAGATAGTGCTACTTCAGACCAAAAAGCGGCAGTAGCAAACAACATTTACAAAGGCACTAACTCATTAACAGTTGTGGTTGGTCGCGAAGGCAGAACACACAGATATAAAGGTCAAAGCCTAAACAGCCTAACAATTAGTGCTAATGTTGGCGAATATGTTATGTGCTCTGCATCTTTCTTAGGATGTGGTGAAGCGGTAGATAGTGCAGGAGGCACTAATGAGTTTATAGTTGCAGATGGTGCAACAGGTGGAGCACCGGCAGATACAGTATTCCATGATAATGATGCTTTCCACTTTGAAGGAGCACATATTGCTTTTGAAGGTGGTGCAGAGACTGCGAATGATAGAAGCGGATTAGTAAAATCAGTCGAATTAACTTTTAACCTAAATAGAGATACTGATTCAGCAGTTGCTTTAGGTAACAACAGTTATACTAGGGCTCCAGTTCCGGGAATGAGAGAGATTACAGGAAGTATCGAGTTTAATAGAGCCATGAATGCGGCAGATGTTGCAGATGACGAACCATTCTTTAAGGAATTGGCGGCAGGCTTAACAGTAGTCGGAACAGCAACCGCACCTGCATTAAGCGTTCAGTATAATGGAGCAACAAACGAAGCCCTTTTGATTGATATTTATTCCCTTCAATACGATGCACCCGATTCAACAATTAGCGGAAGAGACAGACAGACTCTAAAAGTTTCCTTTACTGCACTATACAATGAAGCAACAAGTTGTATGTCAAAGGCAATAATTACGAGCACAAAATCCGCTTCCCCGTTTGCGTGAGGTGATTAAGTATGGTAAAGGACTCTAAGCATGATAAACACAACCCTTCTATTAGAGGCGGTTCAAGAAAGTTTGAAATGGATGAGAAAAAAAGACTATACAAATTATCCGGTGGCAGACCAGCACGATACAATAAACTTATGGCTGATATACAAGCCGCACAGTTAGCAGAACTAGAAGACCTAAAGAAAGAGGTCGAAGAGAAGGCAAAGGCAGAAGCCAAGCCAAAGAAAAAGAAAAGTAAGAGTGTGAAGAAGGATGCCGATAAGAAGTAAGCAATTTGAATTAACTAACGGAAAAAAAGTTTGGGTTAGACAAGCCTCCGGTATGGAAAAATTACCACTAGAAACAGCACACGCTAAGGCTCTGCGTAAGTGCAGACACTTTGGAATGGACCCTACTTCATGGACTGACGAACAACAAGATGAGTTTTTCGATATGGTTGAAGAATATGGGGCAGGTTTAGATTCGCAAATTAGAACACTTATTCCCCTATGTGTAGGAGATTATGAAGATGGAACTCCTTGTAATGTAGATGAATTACTATCAGAAGAGATAGTGCCGTTGCTTGCTTTTGTTAGAGGTGAAGAGGACGAAGGTGCGGTCCCTTTGGTCAAATGAGTTTTCTATTACCCGCAGTTTGCTCTACATTTAAGGGTATGTCGCCCTCAGACTTTGCTGAAAGATGGGGTCACCCTCAAGTAGGAAGGGCTAGAATGGAATTAGATGCTACTATTGCTTCTGAAATAAATGAGCAATTAAGTGAAAATTATCAAAAAACTAATGATACTTCTAAAAAGGCCTCGGCCGGTGATGCTAAAGGAGCAGTGGCACGTAGGAATCAACGTAGAGCGGAACGTAAGAAGCGGAAAGGTGATATTTAATGGCAAAAATGGGTGGCGCACGAACCTTCTTTACGGTTTATGCCTCTATTAAATCCGAACAAATCTTAGACGATGCTAATGCTCTAGGTGCTGTATTAACTGCTGTCTTTACAGACGCAATAGAAGGTATGATGATTGCTTTCGAGGAAGTGTTCATGGGTATTGAACAATGGAATGACGCATTATTCGGACTCCAAGAGCCAATAGAAATGGCTAAAATACATTTTGAAAAGTTTTTCGATGATGTAGGACCGGAAGTAATACAATTAGAACAAGACATAATGAAGATAGGCGCGGCCTATAATCAATCAGCCGCAGAATCTTTAGAAGCGGCCGCAACAATGGCGCAGTTAGGAAGTGTTATAGGCGGTCAACCTGCACAGGGCGCGGCAAGAGAAGGTGCTATGCTATTAGGTGCGGTCGGTATGATGGAAACAGAAGCCGCTATGTCTGCATTAACACAACTTCAACTCCAAACAGGATATATGTATGACGGCCTTACTAGAGCTCAGCGTGAACTTCTTACAGAAGAAGAGCAAAGAGCAATAGTAATGAGCAATACAATAGGACTTGTTGATAAACTTAACGAAGTGGAAAATAATAGCGGTGCAACAATACAGAACCTCATAGGTGCTATGAATCAATATGCTTCGGCGGCAACGATAGTTAATACAACATTAGATGAGCAAATAGCATTGGGCGCAACACTTATCGAACAAGGTGAACAATCCTCTAAGGCTGGTCGTGGTATCAAACAGATGCTTGCTAGATTAGCGTCTGATAGGTCGGGCAACAATGCTCTTTTAGCAGAATACAATGTGCAGGTAAAAGATGCAGACGGTAATATGTTCACACTAATGGATGTTATGACACAACTAAAACCTAAGTGGGATGAATTAAACTCTTCACAACAGACTAATATCGCTATTGGTGTTGCAGGTGCTCATCACTATGTTAGATTTATTAAGTTAATGGAAGGTTATGATAGAGCAGTAGAGATACAAGAAGCATCATTGAGTTCACTAGGTAGTGCTTATGAAGAATACGCTATATTCCAAAACAACGCGGCCTACCAGACACAACTATACGAAAAAGAAATAGATTTATTACAATCTAGTATAGCAGAAAAACTTTTACCTGCACAACTAAGAGCGGCGCAGACACAGTATATGCTTATTGCTAATCAAGAAAAAATCTTTAATAGTAAGTATATGGGTGGGCTTTTGCTTGCAGGTAATACATGGATGATGATAGGCTCGACAGTATTCGCAACTATGAAAGGATTGATAGCATTCGGTCTTGCTTTAGCAGGTATAGGTGTGGCTCAAAAAACTCTTTTGGCGCAAATGGTAGCAAGAACAAATGCTCAAAAAGTTAATAATGTTTATGCTAATGCCGAAATGGGAACTCAGTTAAAGTTAGTAGAGGGAACTAGACTTCTTAACCATCTTAAAAACGCAGGCTTAACAGCATCCTTGACTGAAACAGAATTGAACCAATTAGCACTATTTGCTCTAGAACATAAAGGGGCAGTAGAGTTGTATAATACTAATCTAAAAGTCGCGCAGGTTAAACTTGAACAGACATACGCACAGAGTGTAATGGACGGAGTTTTAGCAGAAAGATTGAAGGGTANTNTAATGAATAAGAATTGGCATATCACCTCGCAGGTAGTTGGTTTACAACAAATGGGAGTGCGGTTGGCGGGTTTAAGTGTTAAGCAACTCAATTCAGAAATAAGAGCACAAACTGTTAAATTAAATGCCCAAAGGACAATTATAATGGCTAAAGAAAACGAGTTAATAATGAATAGTGCTTTAACGGAATCAGAAAGGGCTTTATTAAATCTTGAGACAACAAGATTAAGAAATGAGTATAATATAGGACAAGCAGGTTTGAATGTTAAGAGGGCTAGACTTAATTTTATGGATAATGAAATAGTAAAGCAACATCTATTGAATAGGACTACTGAGCAGTATTTGCAGACCACAACAACAACTCAACGGGCAGAGGTAAATGAATTATATCTTAAGATGATATTAGCGGCTCAAGATGATGAAACATTACTAACTAAAATTAAATTAATAGATGTAAAGTTGTTTGAAATGCAAGTTAATCAAGCAGTAGCGGCCGGACAAATCACCGAAATACAAGGTCGTAAATTACTTGGGCTAGCCTTGAAAAAAGAAATGTTTACAAGAACGAGCCTAATGAAAATCACAATGATGACAACAAACTCTTTAATGTTAGCCTCTATGGCTATGATGCTATTAGGGAATAATACAGATGCTATGGAGGCTTCGGCAATTCTAATGACATTAGCATTCGTTCCTATGATTGGTATGACTATGCAGGCAACTGCTCAAATGACTAAATTAGCAGGTGCTACGGCTTATGCTAGTGGTGGTCTTACAATACTATTCGCCACGATAGCCGCCGCCGCCGCTTATGGTTTATCAAAGCACTTTGATTTCTTTGGTGATGCAGGCTCCGATATGGATGATATGATGGAGCAGTTAGAAGCAGATACGGCGGAAGCAGAAAGGTTATACAAACAATTCGCACTAGAACAAGAAAACTATATGAGTGGTGAAATGGGTATGATGGATGACTGGACTAGCAGTATTGATGATATGACAGATTCTATGCAAGAGTTTGATGATAAAAGATTAGAAATATTCTTTGGTGGAAGAAGGTCTGCTATGGATGGTGCTATGTTTAAGGAATTAAAACAGAACGGTGTTGAGAACTTATACTTCGCACCGGAGGTTTTTGTGACCAATAATTTTAATGGAGTCACATACGCAGAAGCGGCAGATTTAGTTTCAGACTCGATTGAAGAAAGATTAAAAGCAACGGGTGTTCTTCAATGACAAGACACATGATGAATCATAATAGTCAGACTAGAAAATACACTTCCGGTCAGCCTTTCGATGAAGATTATCAAGTTTGGTTATCGGGGTATTGGGAAGATTTTACATCATCTTATTCATTACCGGAGGCATCTAGCAACACATTAAATCTTTCAGATACTCATTTTGGAAATCCTTTGAATGCAGAAGCAAGACTAAATCCCCATTACAGATGGTCTTATGCGGATAGGACTTCAACATATAGTGGAGCAACAGTTTATGGTGCAGGGATGGTCACTAATGATATAAAAGAACTCCATAATTTAAGTATGGCGGAATGGTTTAGCGTAGACCCTGTTAGGTTAGGTAAAGGAAGAGATTTTACTTCTAAAATAAATAACGAATATTTAGATTCTCATGCTCATAGTAATAGGTATAGGTTAGGTGGTAAAGGAGAATTAGATAGTTATATTCTTATGACTACTTCTCATGTAGCAGGTGGTAAGTATATTATAGATAATGGGGAAATAGATTCTTCTTTTGCTAGGTCTGATAGTGTGGGATATAATTTTTCACAGACAGCAGGTATTACTGGAGCAGTTAATACATCATACGCATCATCCAATGGTGCAGTATTGAATGCGGCACTTATTGATTATTCGGAAGTATTTAATGATTCCGGTCAAGATGCTAAAGTATTTAGAACCGTTAGTGCAAGCACCACAGGCTCTTTTACAATAGATACTGCCCCTACTGATATACTAACAACAGGAACATGGAGCTCTAACCAACACGCCGCATACATATTAGGGGCTGAAATAAAATCCCCTTCACGCACTCCATTCCTTGCTATAAGAAACACAATGCCTGTGACTCATAGAATAAATGGAGATGTTGCACCTACGGGAACAGACGGTGTATGGAGATACACAGGTGCTAAAAGAGAACTGCATCACTTTAGAGTTGGGGATATTGTTCAAGTTGGTAAGCACGATGAGTATGCTGTCATACAGGCATTCAACAGCGATAAGACTTCAATCACAAAACTATACAGTTTAAGCAGAAATCAATTATTAAATGTTAGTAAGTTCAAAAGCACCTCAGGGGATTACATAGAAGGTGGAGCGTCAGAATCCAATGTTGATATTAGAAAATGGTTCGAGCCTGTTATGACTTATGATGGTTCTTTGAATTGTGTAGGTGATGGTGATACATTCCACATTAGATATTGCCCCCTAGTAGTCAAATCTAACGGCCTTCCTGATAGTGATAGGGTTGCACATTACATATTAAGAGTTGGCTTCGACTCGTCAAGGCTAAATATGACTTCTAAAGGTAATAGATATGAATTATCCGGTAGTGATTACAACCCTTCTCATTCTTGCGCCGCTATACAGTTTGAAATACAACCGCACTCAACATCCGAAGCACAAAAAATAGACCATAATGTAAACTTAGTAAGGGTAAGTAGTCTTGATTCTAGTATAGCATCCGCTCATAAACAATCTTTTATTGACTATGACGCAACAAGCACAATAACGACCCCAAACTATTCTAACGAGTGGCAACAATGGATGGATATAGACGTAGTGATGGACTTTACTAACCAAAGATATAAGGTCTATGTTGATGGTTTTGAAAGTGGAACTTTTAATTTTGAAACTAAACCTTCGGGAGGTTCTTGGGTCGCATCAGATTTATATGGCTGGCACATGGACCACGCTTCACTTCAAAAAGACGGTTCATATACACCGGACAATGGAGGTAATGAATATGCTTTGACCGCAGGTAAGTTTTGGGGTCCAAAATCAGAAATTACTACTACTATGTGGACTTTAATAGACAGGGCAGGTATAGTTAATGAGATAACTAACCCTGTAAGAAACAGCCCTAATAGTATTGTTGCCGCTAATGATTTATCAATCCAAGAGATAACTTATGATGCAGGCATAAACGAAACTTCTAGGTTATCTATGCTAATAATAGATGATGATAACGAAAGACAAATACAAGATATATTTTCATCATCCCCTTCGGAGTGGATGGTTTTGTTATTCAAGAATGGTATAGACTCTATTTATTGGAATGGATTTTTGGATAAAGTAAGGGTAACACAAGATGGTAAGAAGAAAACAAGAACTATTCAATTAATATCAAGAGATGCTATTGGAAGATTAGACGGTATAATGCCTTATTGGGAAGTTGGTCAGAACGAATTAACAATATCCACTAACTACAAATACAGAGAAGCAGAAGCAAGAATGGTTTCGGAAAACTTTTACTTTGGTGCAAGAGCATTACTTAGGGGTAATGAAACAATAGGAATGGACCACCAAACAAGAGCGAAAGATTCTTATGCTTCAACAACAGAAATAGGAGCAATATCGGGGTATTATACTTCTAGGTATGACCAAAGGACTAGACTATATTCTGCTAACCCTATTCAGATGTATGTTGGTCAAGATGACTTTGGACCTAAAGTTGATAGTGATGTCTATAACACAGCACCTACGGCAGAGCATTCTGATAAGAATATATGGAGACAATGGAATACTAGAAAAATATTGGGCTTTAGTGATGGAAGGAGCATGGGGCAAAAATACATAGTAGCACATTGTATAGAGCATGGGCTTTCAGTTAATGACGAGTTTAAGATATATGGTGAACATCATACAAATGCCTTTACTACGACAAGCGCAGGCGTTAATGGTTTAGATATAGTAGTAAAGAAAATAATAGACATACATCATTTTGCTTTTGAATACAAATCATCAGTCGGTAATATATTCGGCCATCTAGGTGATGAAGCAGGGCATTTTTGGTCGGTTATAACAAGACATACTGATAAGCATGGTCTAGGTTTTGACTTAGGTTCGACAAGCCCCTATACCTATACAGGTTGGGCTCAAGGAAACTTTAGTAGTAATAGTGCTCGTGGCTTAATACCAATATCACAAAACTTCGCAACAGGTATGGGGAGGTTTGATGCAAGCAATACTAAACAATGGAGTTCTTATTACACAAACAACGTATGGACTCTGAATGACAACCAAGTGGTTACCTCCAATATTGCGGCGACTGAAGAAACGATAGATAATAATAGTGATGGTCAGAGTGATTCTTTTATTAACAATACAGTATCTAAAGCAATGAGTATACAGTTTGATAATGGAGATGAAAATTATGCTCCTACTGGTGTGCCTAATTTTAGAGGTTATACTTCTTACCAATTCAAACCTTTGGGTGTGATAGAGTTAAAACATAACAGTATTTATCCACTAATCGACTTACATGGTTTAGGAACGGTAGGTCCTTTGTTTAATTTTAACGATGGAAGATTATTGCCTACTTCTTCTGACGCTTATGATTATAGACACGCGTTAGAGTATGTTGGAACAATAGGAACGACATTCAGAAGTCAATTATTTAGTATTGTTGATTATTACCGCGCCTTTAGAAAAACTCTAGAAAAACATAGTAGTAATGGTAGGGAGATTATAGGCACTCCCGAAGGAACAGTTAGTCAAGCACCTAGAACCACAGGGGTAGGTATTGACTATAACCTAAGAATGCTTATTAGGGGTAATGATATAGACCAAAGAGACCCTCATAAGATACCTTCTCTTAGTGTGACCGAAAATAGTTTAGGGGCAAGCGATACATATGAAGGAAGAGCAACTAACTTTATACAAAGAGGAAACACAGGTATTAAAATAACAGCACAAAGCGGTTCGGGCTCTAACATCCAACTGACTATAACTACTTCACAAACTTTTCAATTACCATTCTCAGGTTTTGGAACATTTGGACCTAATGGAACCGCACAAGGTTTGTTTAGATGGACTGGGGTTGATGATACTAACCACAAACTAACAGGGGTTACTATATTAGCATCGGGCTCTACTTCATTAGCACAGCATATAAGTAATAATACGGCATCACTTACACCCTTTATTTTTCCTGTAATATCAACTAACCAAGCATTATTTACTCCACCTACTGCAAGACAACCAAAACAACAATATAGAGTTGCACACGCTTCTTATATGCACGATATTGCATCCTCGATGTGGTTTAGAATGGTGTTCGGTATCATAGAAGAGCAGGCGGCAGGTGTTGATGGACCACCACATAATGAAAAGGCTAGAAGGGGTAATAAGTTAAGTAATATGGTAGGTAATAGTTTGAGCGGTTGGCACTACCAAGAACGTGAAGGTGAAAGTAATGACCTATATACTACACAGTATAGCGACTACTTTACACTAAGAAGCGCATACACAGCAGGGGGAACGACATTAGTTTTAGATAAAGCAACACCCCCACTTATTGATGAAAACTTTAAGGATAGGAGATATATAGACAAAGGTAGTCTTTCATACGATACAGGCACAGACCCACTAATAAGTATTCCTTCTAGAGCAAATGCACACTCAACTAAGAGACAGATGCTCAATGGTGGTTTGGTATTTGAAATAGAAAACCCCAACGGAACTCTAGATGTGGGGGCGGCAAGGTCAGCACAAATGACTTCGTGTGCTGATGATACGGCATCGTTCACGCATTGGGAAATAGTAAAACTCACACAAAGCGAGATAGTTAATACACTAAAACCTAACACAGCAGATATAGATGAAAATAATAGTTTCGTAGGTGGTGATTGGACTATGCCTAACAAGAGCACTATTACATCATTCCCCGGTCCAATAGTATTAACGGCCGCACATAATCCCTCTAATTTATTAACAGGAAATAAACCTGCCTATACTGACAATAGACTATTCGACCCAGACTTTTTCCATAGTGGTAATGACGAAGCAGTATCAGGAGCAAGAATGTTCCAAAGCCTAGATATAGGAGATATAATATTTGTTGGTAATACACAAGGCACTATTACTAATCAACCCATTACCGGCTCGTTAGATTCACACTATAATGTGGATAATCATTATGGGGAAGATAGAGATTTTGTATCATATAGATGGTATAGGATTCTTGATAAAGCCACCGACCATTCAACAATTACTATATTCCCCGCAGAATATTCTTACTGTAATCACGATTTACAATCAGATAATGGAACATACATAAACAGACATCCGGTAGGTATGCACATTGTCGCTCATGATGCCGTAGGTCAGTTCAAAGGTTGGTATAATAAATTAAAAAGAGGAGCAGATGCAAACGATTATCAAGGAGACTTACCCTCTGGATTTCCTACTGTAAAACAACCTATCTGTAAAATATACTCTGGTGATATTACAATAAGTGGCGTAAAGCATCTTAAAAACAATCATCTTGCAGGTGCAAAGGGTAGGTTTAGAAGAATTAGAAATAACTTTAATCATGTTTGGTTAAATTGGGCTGATATGAGAAACGATGGAAGCGCAGACGCAGATGGTTCATTTAGACAATCTAAGTTTGGCTTACTATACCCAACAGAAGAGCAGTATAGTGTTGATTTAGTATTTTCTAGCACACAAGCAGACATTACTTCACTAGGAATAGGAAGTGATGTAGACCTTTGGGAACTAACAGACACAGACCCTTTTACGAATGGTGCTTGGTCTGCTAACTATAATAACAAGATAACTAATATGACTCACTTGCATGATTGGGAGTCTAAAGCAGGAGCACCTATTGCTGTTGATGCTAGTAAGTATTTCAACCTAAACACTATGACAAATAATGGAAAAATAGGTCAAACTTCGGGAGGCACTAAAAATATTGCAGATTATGATTATACAGTTTCGGGTAATGCTCAACTTATGGATAATTATTGGTGGCAGGCAGGTCCTCACCCATATACTGCTAAGTATAGACACCCTTATGACCCTAACTTCCAATTTTATGTTAGATACGAAACTAGATTAGCAGAAGATTTAGATGGTAAGCCATTAATGTTAATAGACTCATCTAATCTTTATCACGGTAGTTATTTTAACGACACTAAAAGTGTGGGAATTATGGAATCAGTAGATGCGGATGATGACCAACTAAATACATTCACATACAAAATGGGGGGTTGTTTTGTCAATAAGTATGATGAGAACCAAAGTAATGCTCAAAGACTATACATGGGATTAGGTGCAGAAAAGGTCGATAAGTCGGTTGGTGTATGGACTGACCCAATAGGATATAGTATGGGTAATACACAGTCTAGCGAAAATAATAGTGGGGGCATAGTTTCTAATGGAGAACATACTGTCTATAACGCATGGGCTTCACAAATGGGGCTAGGTTCTATGATGGTAATGCAAGGTCATGTGGAATCTAGAGGTTCAAACACTTACTATGACCACGATAAGATTAGAATAATTTTTCAATCACATAATACAGAATCATGGTTATCCGGTTCACAAATCCCCTGTTCTTACGACATTAACAACGTGCCTATATCTTATGATATGACAATAGATTCATTCGGTTCAGTAATGGATGGAAGAGGGACAACAACATTACGAATGATTTCTAATATTAGAAAATCTTCCGGTAATGGCGATGCGGGTAATTACCAAGCATTTAACTATATGATTGGAAGAAACGGAAGGTTCGAGTATAGACCTACTTATAACTCAGGAATTAGTCTGACTAGAAATGACTTAAATAAATCTGATGTTGACCAAGAAGCAAGAGCTCAATTTACACACGTTAGGATTTATTACAATAATGGTGAATCATTTGTTGATACTCCAACACCTATACTTGATGGTTCACAAGTTAAGTTTAAGATGCTAAACCTACCATCGGTAAGAAGTAGCACAGAAGCAACTGCGGCAGGGGATAGGGAATTAGAGAGAGTTAGGGATAAAGAAATAACTGTTCTTGCTACAATAAAAGATGATACAAAGGGTTTATTCACAGGCGGTCTGTATGGATATATCTCCACACCATTAGTCCAATGTCTTTCGGGTCTTGCTAGTAGTTATGGCTCGTTTTTCCCACATGGAAATCTTACAGGCCAAATTATAGGCGGGAGACAAAATGCTATGGATGGTAATTTAGATGCTACTAATTCTTCACTAATAGGTGCTACGTCAAGTATGGCTTTCCTTGATACGGGCTCTGGTAATCACGGTGGGGGTGGGTGTAATACTTATGATACCCACGCTACTAAATGGTATGGTCAATACACGCCATACGGTATTCATTGTATAGAAAAGGCTGTTCAAATAGTGCATATACCAAAAGGAGTTCCAAAAGTAAGCACAGGGTCTAATCAAAAACTAAGAATGTTTATTACTCATAAATCCGCATCTGCTAACGGGGCAGAGTTTAGGCTTTGGTTGATAGATTCACATTTCGATTCACAGAGAAGACAGGGCTATACGGGTAATAACCCATTAACTACTGCTAAGATTTCATACTTAGACATAACTAAAAATGGATTTCATGAAATATCATTCCCAACGTCATACGGAGCTCCTAGCGGGGCTAAGATGATAGTATCATTCAATAAAGAGTATTGTATGGACTTACTAAAATATAGAAGTAATCATACGACAAGTTCTAAGTCAAACAAAGGTAATAGAGTAACAACATTACCTTCAACAGATGTTAGTCTATTAGACCTTTCGCATGGTAATCCGGTCAATGAAGCATCGGCATTCCCGTTAGGATTGTCTCTATATTATAGGCCACATGGTTCAGAAGATTCACAAGGCAGACAAGGACCGTTATGGCAACTTAGACCAAGAGCACTATACTACGCCCCTAGTGTTGAGATAGTGGATGACTTTGCGTATAGGGTAGGAACTGACTTAAACTATAATGATGACCACCTAAGCATAAATACTTCACTTACTGTTAGTAAGTTAAATTGGAAAATAAAAGAACAAGATAACGAAGAATTAGAATTGAGATTAATAAAAAATAAATCACAAGAAGTTAAATATTTAAGTTTAGGTGTTGGAACGACCCCTACGCCGCCACAAGCAGGCAACCCACCTTCTAATGGTGGTAATGGTCTACCAGGAGGCGGTTTAGGTGACCAGATACCATATTTACCGGGAGATGACATAGGCGGAGCTCCGGGTTGGGGTGGGTTGAAACCACCACAAAGAGGAGGCATGGGTTCACAACATGAATTATCAGGCGGTATTACTAAAGCAAGCAGAATAAGCAATATATCAGGAGCACCTGTTCAGAATGTTGGCGGTCTAGGAAGCACTATGACTGGTAGTAAGGTTGGGATTAGTAAAATGAGCAAAGGTGCTACTAATACTATCAAAGGTATTGACAAAATAGATGGAGAAAGATGGACTAATAAGCAAGTAATAAAAAATAAATCTACTTCAAAAGAAGCAATAGGGCAAGTTAAATCGACTAGCAGTGGTAGTGCTGTTATAGGAGCAGATGGATTTACTCTACCGGGTGTATCAGCATTGTTTGCAGATGGAACAAGCATCCCTGCTAAGGCAGATTACCACGAAGGCTCTACAACGATAACTGTTCCTAGTGCAGTATCTAATGACAAAATAAGTGTTGTGCTTACTGTAAAAGCACCTTTAACCGGCGGCGGGAGCAAATACACTCTGTTTTCCACACTAGAATGTATAGAAACAGGGGAAATGCAACGTAAAGTAGTAAGTATAACAGCAGATGATACACCAAAAAGAATTGCTCTATTCACAACAAGAAAATTAATAGGTGCGGGAACGGTAGGTAATAGAATTAAAATCACAGTTGGTCGAGTTCCCGGAGGTGGTTTGCTTGCTAATCCCGATGGTGATGATGACTCACCGTTTTCATCAATGAAAATAAAAAGTATAGAAGTATCATTTAATGAAACGAGCAAAGGTAAAGATACAGGTATTATTAGCACTAGGGATAAGATAACTACGAAAGATAATACACAAGGATTTATGAGCGGAACAGATAAAGCGTGGGATTCAAAAACTTCTGATGCTACATTTGACGCTTCCGGTAATGTGGTCTATACTAGAAAAGGTAAAGCCGCGTCTAACGCGCTTAGAAAATCAGATGGAACAGGCGGTTATTCTGAGGATGTGCTCTGATTCAAAACGACTTTTTGAGTATATGCTTCAATTAACCACGCAACATAATCCTCTAATGTTTCGACTTCAAAATAATGTGTAGCGGGAAAACGAAATAGAAAGGTCTTTTTGAATGCCGCAATCCTACTTTTCATTCTCGCTTTTTGTATCACGGCGTTTTGTTTACCTCCTTTTTTACCTTTAGCAAAAAATGGTTTAAGGTCTTTTGTCTCACCATAGACAACTAAGTAGGGTATTTGCTCATTATTTTTTGCGTAATCATTCATATCCCTTAACTGAGCCGCTATGGTTCTAGACCGCCCTTGTCCTATTATTGACGCAGATAAGTCCTTGATTTCTTTAGCCTCTATAATCCAATCGCCTATGATATAATCCCCTGTCTTAAGACGAGTGACATACACTTTACCTTTTGGGTCTGTTTTAGCATCACCTAAAGACATAAAGAGTTTATGTATTACCTTATCATTTTCTCTATCATCAACTATGAGATAACCACTAGGTAAGTCGCGCATGACCAAACGACTTGGCCTACGCTTATAAGTATTACTATCAGTTTGGGTGTCCTTCGTTGCATGAATCGACACTAATGAAGCAACAAATACACTTCCTAGAGCCATGCAAAGGTATAATCAGGACTGACCCGCACCGAACACAAGGTTCTATATACACAATACTTTATAGGAGAACCGGACCTATAAAAACCTTTTTAGTATTCACGCCTAGTTCCGTCATCTCGCCAACATGGACCTGAACATAGGCCACGCTTACAGAACCACGCACAAGACGTAGACCTGCCGTATGACACAAGAGTATTTAGTGCTTTCCTTGTGACCTGTTCATTGTAGTCTTGCCAGTTGAGTTTCTCAATAAACTTTACTGCTAAATCTATCATTTCCTGTCTTTGGTCATAACTCAACGCTGATGGTTCAGCAAAATTACGAAGATGCTCAAATAAATGCTGTGCTAATGCGACACGAATATGATGTGGGGGATTTGATACTTCTATTTCTCGTTGCAGACATGGTATCATAGGTATAGCCTCTTGCGTTCCTTCTATGACCGTAAGTTGCTGTATATTCCAATCACCCATGAGGTCTAGTGGATTATTAGAAGCCCACTCCCTTATGTCAAACCCTGCTTCTTTTCTTTTTACTCCCCAATAGGGGTGAAGATGTGAAGCAAGTGAATCCTTTGGCCTTTCTGCTATTTGAGTCGCCTGTGGAGTCGCTTTGAAAACATTCACATCCACCATTACCGCAAAACGCCCCCTTTTAGCGTTATATGTATGTGGTATTCGACATAATTTTCTTGGATAACCAACACCATCTAGTGTCAAAAGACCTGAAGCCATCTTTCTTTGGTATCTATCAATAGTATGTCTCCATCTGCGTGAATCTACCGGCACATTAAATAATTGATGAATATGAAAACCTCTTCCTGTCGCAACTAATCTTACATCACCCTCTAGTCTACACAGAAGCATAGCAACATCATCTTTAACTTGCTCTATTGTATAGTCATCAGTAGAATCAAAATCCCACCATGCTCTATCCATGATGGCTGTATTATCTTTGTCATCCATATCACCAAAGGAATAGAGACTTGTATATAAGTCTGCTTTACCATTGAGTTTTCTTACATATTCTTTGAAGTTAAACTCGCTAGTGCATATCTTTCTTTTCAAACCTATTTCACGAGGAAATGTCAGTAGGTCCATCATATCCTTCAACCGCGCCACATCCTTGACAAGTCCTAATTCGATTCTTAGATAAACCTTTGCCTTCTTGCATCCCTACCGCAAATGTATGTGTTATATTCCACATCTTTAGTTTGCCACACTCTTCGCACATTTCTATTGTTGTTAAGTTTTGTAATTCTCTTGTATTCATGCTATCACCGTTGGGTCTTGACCCGCACCATGTAACTCTTCATCACAGGATAAATAGAAATCACAATAGTTTGCACAGAAATATTCACTCCATTTAGGAGTCCAATCTTTCATCTTAAGAGTATTAACTATTCTATCATAGTCTTTTTCAAAAGCAGTGTGGCTACGCTTACCTAGTTTCTCTATGACTGTTATTCCTTTCACATCTCCAACATAGACTTCTTTGTTTTTGCTACTTAGTAATGTTGTTGCAGTTCTAGGGTTGGTGCAATCAGAGGATATTAACATCATGTGTGTAACAGGACCATATTTTTCTTCATAGCCTAGTAGCCTAATCATTCTAGCATAGAAACATAGTTCTCTTCGCACCCTGCTTAACTTAGCGGTGCTTAGGTCACCTGTTTTCAATTCCATAATACAAAGACCACCATCGGGGTGTAGCATAAGACCATCCCACATACCCGAAAGAACAATATCATATTCAGGGTCATACACCTCCTTCTTTACTTCTGCCTCAATCGGCAAGAAGAACTCGTTGCCCCATACTTCCAAGCGTTGTGTCTCCATAACTGCGATTTCGTCAAAGGTGTCGTCATATTCTGTTCCAACGGGCAACTGCCCTCGTATAGATGCAAGACCTGTATGTTCATCTTTATTGGTGTATAAGTCCTCAACACCCTTATGAACAATAGTGCCTTTAAGCATTAACTCGGTGGCAGGTATTCTTACATCGGGCAACGCTACCTTGTTCCACCAATACTTACGAGGACACTGCCTTGCGTTCATGAATGATGATTTACTCATACGGAGCCTAACATCACCTATAACTTCATAGGGATTATAGGATGATTCCATATACTCACTCTTCTTCTGCGAATGGATTGTCTATATGAGAAAATCCTGTCATACATTCTTCGACTTCTTTACCGTCTTTGTCTATTCTGTTAGGACAGACCGGCATAGCCTGTATTTCTTCAAACGCATGAGGATAGATTATTTTCATACCGCACCCACTACATTCTTCTTTAGCCGCTAGACCTGCGTCTAATAGATGAAGATGTAAAAGTGTTGTCATATTCTCAGCGTGTTTGCTAAAGTCAATAAACACACTCACTAATTGATTATGCTTTTCCTCAATCAAATCCACTTTTTCTTTCATTTCTCTTAAGTCTTGTTGCATGACCTGTTTTACTGTCATTTTCTTCGGTGTTCGCTGTCCTTTCATTATAACCACTCTACTGTTTTTCTTCCCTTCTTCGCATCGTATAGTGGAGCCATATCCCAAGATGCTATTTCATAGAAAGGCTTAACTTTCTCTAAAATATATCTGTCAGACATTGTCTCGTAACCTATCCCAATGGTTGCTGGTAGTTCTTCCACCTTGTCAAAAGATATAAACCTTCCGTTATTATCTATCAATAACCAAAAATATGAACCTTTTCTATATTCTTTTCCTAAGTGGGTATTAGCCCAGAGCGCACCTGCGGCTGAACCACCTATGGTCTTATAGTCCTTTAGGTCTTTCTTTAGTTTACCTTTCATCTTTAACTCGTCAAGGGATATGCTACCATCTATTATATTATGTATCATACCGCAGACTTTCTCAGTAACACTTTCTTCGCTTTTACCGTCAAGCATAGAGTTTATAGTTGAGTTCATAGCGTCTTTCATTATCTGAGGCATCCTTGCTTGTTTAGATTCAATCCCCTTGATATAATAGTCGGGTTCGTGGTATTTACCATCAGTCCATACTACCTTACCTGCGTATCTATTCTTAGCCTTAAGAAGCATACGCTCACAATACTTTTCAAACTCAGTTTCAATAGGAGCCATTTCTTTATTAATCCAATCCATCATCTCCATACCTGCTTCGGGGGATTCAACAGTTACGAAAACAGAATCAGTATGACCATATATAACATCACAGCCCCATTCAATACACTTATCCCTTAATGTGAAAAGAGTGTTTCTTGACGTGCGAGTAATAGCCGCCGCTACCGCAGGGTGATACATACCGAATCTGCTATCACCACATACTCCATACAGTGAAGCCACTAAGGACTTTGTTGCGAACTGAGCCGAATCCCATTTAGTCTTTTCGTCTTTGGTTGTCGAAGCCTTCATATTACCCTTGTATTCATTTCTTAAATCCGTAAGTAGGTTCATAGCGCGACCTAACGCGCCTGTTGGTGCATCAGTATCGAATACTGCATTCTTCTCATCAAGCAGTGTTTCCCAAGATATATTATATTTGGTCACATTACTATGATACATGGCTTTTATATCCATGATAGCAACTCTTTCATATAGCCCTGCTACCGGTTCTTGTATATCTGCACCTTGATATTCCTCGTAAGCGAACTGCGCTTTGGATGGCATTTGCCAATCTATCTCTTCATCACGCATAAATAATACTGTTGCTAATCTAGTGACCCAAGGAGTTGTTGCTATATCACACTGAACAATATGCTGTAAATTAATATAGTGGTCGATACAGTTAAGCATCTTATCTAGTTTGGGAAGTAAGGCTACGTCTTGTATGTTATAGTCAATGTATAGACCGATGTCTGTATAGTATGTATCATGCCCATTAGGTAAATCCATCTTTTCCTCATCATCAAGAACAAACTGCGAAACATCCTTAAGACTTTGACCTGGTAGTTGCCCGTTCTTTATTCGCCACAACTTACAAAATACAGTCATAAGGTCAATAGTAATTCTGCCTTTGATACACTGCGACCAGTCATCGAACTTATACCTAACAGAACCGTGTGGGCTCATTCTTTTACCTGCATTCCACCCATACCTTTTACAAGACTCAAATAAAACCCTCATATCAGCACCCATAAAAAACCAACCTGTCAATACATCGGGGTCTTTCTTCATCATTACATGAAAGAAATCATCTAACAACTCTTTTTCAGTAGCGAATGCTTTTAGTGGGGGATTGAAAACCTTGTCTCCTAACTTTGAAACCAAAGGTGGATGTGTTTGACCGGGAGGCGATACAAACCAAGTTAGATACTTACCCATGTAATTATCATACACGGTCGCAACTGTTACTTCTTCCTGTTCATTCCATTCAAGGTCAACATACCATACACGATGCTTATAGAATGGATAGTCTTTACCATTATCCATAAGTGCTCTATTAGTGAATGGGATATTACATTCCCATGTCTGTGAAAACTTATCTTTTAATTGTAATACTTCATAGGGGTCAGCAAGTGTAACCTTAGTTAGTTCTTCGCCATAAAGACCTGTGAACCCATCTTCCTTTTTTACAGCAGATATTAAATCCGCTTCTGTTGTTTTAAGAAACCCATAAGGATAAATGTCGTTAATAATGTCTTGCTTTCGGTCAAGTGTTACAGGGTCACGATACCTTACAGCAACTCTTCTTCCACCTAAACCATCCACTATCATACTAAGCCGTATGTGGGCTTAGTTATAACATTTGGGTATTTGTTAAAACAATCAAACCAATCCGCTATATCTTCTATTGCTTCGGCAGAAAAGGTTCTGACAAACTCCCAATCATTATGTGCTATGACCCAAGGATTTTCTTCTAGGCTTATACATAACTCATCATCTTCGGCAAACCATATAACCTTCTTGCCGGTCATGTGTGCATACATAATCTCCATACAGGTCCCTATGCTTAATTCTTTAGGAACATAATTGACTAGGATAACATCAGAACGGTCTATCATAAGTTTGTCTCGCGGCACTATCAATTCTTTGAATGCTTCGTCATAGTGAACCCCACCATGCTCTGCTGATACCATAGGATTGAATACTTCAAAACCTTTACTTGTTAAAATATTATAAGTAGTTTCTCTCCATCCTATTGAACGCCACCTTTCTTCATCTTCAAGAATAGGACCGCATAGATAGAAGGTTACGCTCATTCAATACGCCTTCCCCGAGGTCTGCTAGGAATGTCTAGTTTTCTCAACCATTGATTAATAGTCATTGGACTTACACCACATAAGTCTCCTATCTGCTTAAGAGTTAAACCCTTACCCCAATAGTTTTCATTCAGCCATGAATGATTTCTATATGGTTTAGAGGTATCAGCCTCGCCTGTGGTTAAAAGATACCATACTCCATCTTTAACGAATCTTACATTCGCTTTACAGGGTATTAATTCTTGTATTCCATCTTGTTCTTCATCTATTACTATTGCGTATTTTACTTCTGTCATTTGTTTTGGCTTCCCGCCTATGGGCTTTCTACTATTACGGAAGAGGCATGGGGTTATAAATCTTTGGATTACAGCCACTCTGTATAGTTTCTTTTTTCAAAGTAAGAGGCTTTTAATTCTTTCGTCATTTTCATAGCGGGTATAGTCTTGTATATCTTATTTACAACAGACGGTCTTAGTTTCTGCTTTGCTATCTTACTGGCCGCACCCCTAACTGCCGCACCTCTATTTACATCAATATTATTATGGCCTATTTTTTCTTCCCATGCTTTTGAAGCATAGTGGAGAAGAACAGGTGTCATATTCTTTATTAACTTATTATCGTAGTCTTTACAGGCCGTATCATATATTAGACCGTTGTCAGTCCTATGTGAAAGATGATACCCTATACATTTATCCCCTTCCATAATGGTCAGAAGAAGTGCATCTTCTAATTGTGAATAGGCATTGAACGAGTCAATAAAGAAATTAGATTTCCATGATTTCTTATCCCTTTGTTTTAACCATCGGCCGGTCAAAGCATTACACGATTCTAGCGTTTTGTATGGGGTGTTGCCCCAATGAACCTGTATATCTATCGCGTCTGAGTCGATAAGCGACTCAGCCTTGTTACATGGCTTTCTTAATTGGTTCTTATTCACCCCGTATCTATCGCTGAATGCCCTAAGATTGTATATGTATTCTTCATTATCAAACACACATTTGTCACTCGAATACCCATAATCTATGAGGCTAGGAATACCTGCATCGTTTAATTTACTCACCACATCATAACTTGATGGTAGGATAGCATACAATACTTGAGTTCCCATAATCTGTCTATCTTTTAGAACGACTAATTCATCGTCAATATATCCTAACTTGAATACATGAGGTTGGTGCATCAATCTAAGGGGGGATTCATAGTATCTAATTAACCTACCACAAGTCATAGATGAAAGCCCTTGATAGAACTCGGTATAGTTTTCTAATGTTAGTGGCTTGAACTCGCTTAAGTCTAAAGCCATTCAATATCCTCTGTCTTATCTTCAACATCAAGGTAATGAAACTCATCCTGTATAGTCTTTGGGTCACCCTTGAAGAAGATTAAAACATTCTGATGAGTTTTTCCTAACTTTCTATTGTTAGCAAACTGTTTGTGGACTCTTATAGGAAGGCTACCTGCAACCGTGATTAAGATACATTCATTGTATAAGGTAGCACCTGCTGATTGGAAAGCATCAATAGTGTCGCTTACAAAGTTTCGATAGAATCCTTTTTCATTCCTAAAGTCTCCAACAACAAACACTGCGAACCTATTAGGTTTGAGCATATCAACAGAACGCTGAATAATATTTCTATATGAATCTAAAAACTCGTGGTGTTCCATAGTGGATAAATCCCTATCATCTTCTGAATAGACTTCAAGGTCACCATAGGGCGGGCATGAAAATACCATATCCCACTCGCCACCTATCTTATCTTTTATGTCTAGCGCATCTCCAACAACCCAATTAGGCATAGGGAAATCTGTATTACCTACTAACTCTAACCCTTGAATCCTATTAGCCTGAACTTGGTCGGAACGTAATTCCATACCCGCATACTGATGATTACCATGTGCGGCAACAATTCCTCTTACAGAACCACCGCAGAAAGGGTCAAGAATATTACCACCTTCGGGGCAAAACCAATTATACATTAATTCAGTTAATACAGGGTCGAATATAGAAGTGCCTGTTGCTCTTTTCTGAAAGCCATCTTCTTCTTTTAGGGCGGCACTTGTTGTTCCGTCCTCATTCTTATGAAGCCATGCACTATTTTTACCTGTGCCTCCTCCGGGTATTGCTCTAGTATCTTTCTTAGTTTCATTCCATGTTGCTTTGTCTCCAATAGCGAATGTCTTAGCATTACCTTTTGAATCTCCACCTACCGATACTTCTTCATCACTTAAAAGAAATCCTTCTTTGACAAGTTGGTCTACATCATATTCTTTTTTACCAAACATATACTTCATGTTCGACTTTGACATAGCAATAAGTGCTTCACCCCTACCTAGTTCTGAACGAATACCTTTACGAGTCCACCAACGCTTTCGGTCTTGCCAATAGCCTTGGCGAGCATCTAATATACTGAAAGGCGGTGCGCCATATCTCTTTTTTAGTGGTGTTCTTATTATATGTTTTTCTAAACTCATTCTGCATCATATCCTCTGTTGTGTTTTTTCCAAGCCTCAAATAGAGGTATTATATCTCCTGACTCAAATATAGTGCCGGAGGTCATGTGAATTAGGAACGGTTCATTGTCGAAGGGTTCTGTTAATGCTGATATATCTCTTATATCTATCCAAGTTATACCTGTTGAAGTCGATACGGGTATTATTAATTTCATTCTTCTTCATCTCCATTACAGCATCCACCTGCGCAATCGTCGCACTGTGGTTCATAACAATGTTCACAATCCCAAGTATCATTTGCTCTAGTTTCTGAACCACAATTACAAATCATCCATGAAGAATCTAGTTCTCCGTTAAGCGTTACTTTACCTTCGTGTTGGTCTACTAATATCGTAGGTTTTGACTTATGTAATATACCCAAGTTGGTAGGGTTTTCATGGCAACACTCGATAGGAACGATAGCCAATAAACCTGCATCAACTGCCATTTCACCACCACTAAAATGCCAACAACCATCTCCTCCCGGAGAAGGATAGACTTCTATTTTGTATGTCTCTTCTGAAAGAGTTCCTTCATTCATAGTCCAATCTAATTCTGCTTCGTAATCTTCGTTTTGCTCAGCCCAAAGTAATTCACAAAACTCATGCCATCTATTATCTTCTATAACATAACAGGGGTCGCCTGTATAGTATTTGACTTCGTGTAATTCCACGAATCTCACCTCTTGATTACTGCCGCTTGGAATACCCAATCGCCATTGTCGAATACAATCAATAGTCTAATACCCTGTCCTTCCGGTCTAAAATCTATGAAGTATAGTTTGACCATACTATCATAGTTAGATAGCATTTGTTCTAAACCACCTTCAAAGGTTGTTGAAAAGTCCTCACCAAAAGGTGTATCTTCATTAAGTATTGTCTCAGTCTGTCCTTTCAAATCGCTACCGGTTAGAACGTATAATGTTTCTTTACCGTCGTGCTGAAAGGTATATTGATTAAGTTTCTGACCATTCATGTTATCACATCTTAAAGCCTCATGAAGAAGGTTAGATGATGTTTCAGCCATGTGCATAGGTAGTCTTTTAGACCCATCACGCATGATATAGCATCCGGCATCAACGTCTATTTGATTAGACATAGTTACCGATTTATCCTCCCACTGTGCGATTGTTTCTTGACTGTGTGGGAATGCTAGACTACCCGGCTCAGCAACTAATGTTGTTTGTTTACCCGAACTCTTTATTTTTAGCGAACCATTCATTTGAGTCATAACCACTTCTCCACTATGCGCTGATATAACCCCTAATGTTCTTTCGATGTCGGGGATAACTATTGCATCTTCATTTTCTGACCATGAACAGGGGATTGAAAACTTACCAAGACTCGTCTTACCATCTCTGACTAGACTTGTTGTGGTGGCACTATCCCCGTTGGGTCTAATAACACAACCAATAACCTGTTGTTGAGGTTTCGCATTCACGAATTGCTTTCTTGCTGTTACTTCTAATAATCTCTTGAGGTTTCCCGTCTTGACTAACATATTTGAATCCACCTAGTTACCACTTATAAAGATTACGTCCATTTCGACAAAGGTTCATCATTTTCCTTAGCCAATCTTTCTGCTATGACCGATATAGAGTTTTTTAATTCCCACATCTCATCTTGCAGTTGTCTTATCTCTACAAACATCCTATCCATGTCGTCAGCGACTTGATTAGTTTTATCAGACATTATATTAACTCTCCGAAACAATGCTTACAAATATAGTTTTCACCATCACAATTATAGGTCATAGTAGTCATCAGTCTGTCAGACCTTCCACACCTACTGCACATTCATACCAACCCCATGTCCGGTAGACCGTTCCATGTTACTTTGTTATCTTTAATTCTCAATACGTCATGTGAAGTCCCAACAAACTCACTGCCTGTTCCTTTCATTTCCTCTATGACAGCACGAACAACAAACTCACCTGCTTTAAGAGTTTTGTCTGCTTTGACACCTGCGGCCTCATCACCTTTTTGTGTGTATCTTGCTAAGAATATCTGCTGGCTCATATTACGTTGTGTTCCATCTACCCAATCCGGTTTTTCACCAACTTTCATAAGAACTTTTTTGCCTCCACCATCACCTAGATATTGTCTATGGTCTTTCAGATGGAAAGTAAAGAATACTCTATCTACCGGAAGTGCTTGAATACGGTATAATGTATCTCGGTATGTCTGATTACGCTCACGCCATTCTTTTTGATTGAATGAATCCCCTTCATCATCAATTACTCCTTTAGCAAGTAATGATTCGCGCATACTAAACTCGCACCACTTAAGATATGTTGAGCCACCATCACAAATAACTGCGGCAACTTCACCATCTTCACATAAATCTCCAGCGATTGTAACGAATGCTTTGACCTTTTTTACTAAACCATGCCACGATACTGTTACTCCATCTTCTTCAAATATAGAGTCATCTGTCTCATCAAACAGTTTAAGAACAATTACGTTAGGGTCATCAGGACAAACGAATCTGACCGTTGCTTCGGCTGAATTATCGAAGTCAAATATAATGACCTTTTTACCATCCTTAATTTCCTTTGGTGTTCTCGCTAGTGATAATGCAAGACCAGTCTTAGCGGTGTTTTCTTTACCGACCAAAGCCATGCGTATAGGTGTGGATAGTAACTTACGCTCAGCATTCTTGTTGAATAAATCCCTATAATGGTCCACAGTATAAGAAGGAGCGCCGGAGGCTTTCGCCCCCTTTGCCGCCGGTTGAGCCCAAGCCATGCTTAATCCTCCCATGATTCAGCATCGACCTGCACAGCGTCAATTGAATCCACACACCACCAACCATGTGTTGTGAATCTCATTTCGTCATCTCTTGATTTGTAAGTCTGTCCGACAATTAATACTTGTGAACCAACACCGAATGTTAATAGATGCTCATGTGCTTTAGGCACAACCACATCAACTCCGGGTGCGACACTTGTAATGTCTAAATCACCTAAGGTCACAGTATATCCGCCACGTTCGCGCGGGTCTATATGAACCACTTCACCAACTATTCCGACCCATTGGTCCCACCAATCTTTATCGTCTTTGTGGTCTGTATGGTATTGTTCTAGTGTTGCGAAAGAAGGTAGTAATCCACCGTTAGGGTAAAGACCGCCTAGCATCTCTGGTATAATACCTTCTGGTCCTGATTCTCCCATAGCCATTGGAGGTGCTGAGAATATTCCCGCCACTTCTTCATTAGTTACAAGGTCGCTTAGTTCTTTAGCATACGCAGTTTTACCGTCTCGTCCTAAACGAAGGCCGATTGTTCCGGGTCTGAAACTAGCATATTGTGTATCTGCTGTTTTACCATTTGCTCTAACACTGATAAGGAATGGGTCATCATTTGAACCAACCTTTCGACCTAAGAAGGATGATGTTCTTTCTTTCTCAGACATAGGTCTTGGTGCTCCGTATTTGAAGTTATTGTCTCCGCTTGGGAACTTAGGTGTAGTATTATTCCATATTAGATAGAAAGCATCTCCGTTAGGTAATTCCTTATGGATTCTAGGTAACTCGATTACACTAACCTCATCTATTTCATCATCTAATCCTGTCCTTGACATAAGACCGGCGTTAGCATATCTTGTATAACCTGCTCCACTTGCTTCGTAATAAACTATTGCTCCGTTTCTAATCTGCGCTTGTGTTAAAGCATCTTGAACATTTCCTCTTTGTGTTAATTCACGTTCTGTTTTATTGTAAGCAATTTGAGCCCAATCTTTGTAAGGTGGAACACGTATAAACATTCCCTCGAATTGTTCTAATCCACTCTTTTTAAGTCTTTCACCAATCATTTTTAATTGACGGCCTGCAACTCTAGCGGAAAGTATTTCTTGGGTAGTGGAATCTTTACCACTAGCCGCCCATGCCGCTCCGTTTTCAGCCATAACTTCATTCATTTTTGTGCGTAACCTCTCTTCGGCAACACCTAAGTTTGCCGCTAGGTCTTTTACTATCTGTTTCGTATTTATATCGGTCATTTAATCACCTTTTTCTGTCCTACTTCGCACACCCCGTTACCCCTTATAAACCATTGGGTTTATTCGCTTAGAAATCGGCAAAACTCCCAAATTACATACACTTCGGGAACACCATTTATTAGGTCTCGCCTTGCTTGGATGGATGCTTGGACTACTCTCATCTTGTTTTCATGGTTGTTCATGGTAGCATCGACTGCTTTTAAGAACACTTGATGTATCGCTTCACGAGCAGGTGCTACGCTAAGTATCTTGACCGCTTCGGGAACATTACCCATTTTGAAACACATGGTCAAAACTGAACCCGCATTGATTTCCGGTGTGCTAATAGAGGCTATGAATCCTTTACGGTCTATGGGGGATAAGTAAGAGGCCGCTTGAAGCGCACCGATAGCATTTCTCATATCACCACCATGCTTATTGATAATAACTTTCAAATCTTCTTCTGTCATCTCTACCGCTTCCATAACACAGATATGTTTCAAACGCTCCATAACTAAATCATCGGGTATTGGATTGAATGTTCTGACTTGACACCTTGACTTGAGCCAAGGAGATACTTTGTTCAAATCATTACAAGTAAGTATGAAAAATCCTTGAGCGTTTTCTATAACTCCTTTTAGTGCGTCTTGTGCTGTGGGTGTTATCCTATCTGCCTCGTCAAGAAGAAATATAGTTTCATACTGTCCGATACGAGACATAGGTCCTATATCATCTTCAACGAAATCTATTCCCCTTTGTTTCTTAGTCGAAGCATTAAACTCATGCAATTGGTAAAGTAATTCATCTGCCATGACACGAGCCATAGTTGTCTTACCACTACCCGGCTCAGGACTATGGAATAAGAAATGTTGCATCGGTGCATCACCATTGACAATCGCTCGCATTTCAGATACTACCGAATCCTGTGATAATACTTCATCCAACTTCTGTGGTCTATATTTTTCAGCCCAAATTACTTTCATTGTTTCACCCCATTAGGGAAATATTTCCATGTCTGCCACCATGCAGGTTCTGGTCGCCCACGTTCCCATTTAGCGAATGATTTGCTGTGGTAGTAGCGTCTGTATGCTGTGACCGCATCATCGTCTTTGTATTCATCAGGCATGGCTTGAGCGTATTCTGTAAAGCCAATGTTAGGTATCTCAGCCCACGCATAGTCTGATGTATCGCCATCGTCTATCTGTAATTGCGATAACTGATAGATGCCTTCTTCACAAAAGTGAGTCTTACCAAAACGAAGTGTATACTCACAACATAATTGTTCTGCGTGTTTGTGAAGCCACCACCAATTAGATGATGACTCACCTGACCAGATAGTGCATGGGTGATTTGGATAACCGCCTTTGAGCGGTGTGCCTTTTTTGGTTATAGGCATAGATTCTGAGTCTGCACCATGACGTAGTAATGCGCTACCTAGCATCTGATATGACTCAACAATCATTTTAGGGATATGCTTGTCGCACATCATACTAGCGGCTTTTCGTGGGTTTTCGTCTAGGACAAAGATGTTCATAACACACCCTAAGCGTGTTTCTTTATAATCATTTAGGAAAACGGGTGCATTCTAGGCAGTATTCAAGATGTTCTTCAAAGTATCTTCTCCTACCGCATTTGGTGCATTGTTTTGCACAGGCCGCTTCTTCCTTACTCAGTGCATTGAACGGTAAAGTAAATAGAATGTCGTTATAATCCCTAATCAATTCAAAATTAACTTCGTATTGTGGAACGCGCCTTCTCCTACCATCACCAGTAGTAATGATAACAGACTTTTCAGAATTAACCTGCGGATTACGAGATAGTATAGTTCCTAAAGAAATAGGACTAGGGGTGCTTAAGAGATTTAACCTATTCATAAGATGCGTTGTTATTTCCTGTTTGGTAAGTGGTTCATCCACATCCCACAGTATGTTAATCAATTCCCTTCTAATCCTTGCATTATACGCCGCCATTCTTACACCTTTTGTTCTTCTTCCCATATAATAGCCGGTCAATTGCCCTTTTTCTCCTGCTGAACCCCAAGACTTTCTTTTACGCCCATTATATGCCACTACCGTATGGGGTGAGGTAATTGTTCTTAAATGTTACTGTTCCAACCACATAGCATAGTCTGCGAGGTCGTCATACTTTTCAGTATCTCTCTTATTCAGATAATTCCGGCTACTAATTTTTGGTTCAAAAATATTGAAAAAAAGGTTTATAAATCTCATAACATAGATTAGCACAAAGATAATCAAAGGAGATAATAGGGCAAGTTGTATCACAACCATTCTATCAGCGTCTCCTTAGTTTTCTTTATAGTAGGTGGTGCTTGGTCTATGGTTCTTAACTTATTCCTTACTTCGGGGGCGTTAGCAACAATCATATCTGCATAAACATCGGTAGACCTGAATCCGAAGGGGATTATTGAATCATCCTTTATTTTCTTCTTAGGCCACGATACACTACTCTGTAATGCCTTCGTGCCAAAGACCAAAGCGGCTTTAGCATAATCTTCTTCCATCTGATATCTCGCCATACTTACTATTCTTTGTTCTTCAATCCCCTGCGGTCTATTGACTTTATGGAATGCTTCTGCAAGAGCAAGTGGGACAGGTTTCATAGCCTTCCATGCCCTGTTTCTATCTGACCACTTCATCATAGCATTGATTGGTGAATTGAAATTATTTTTACCCTTCTTAGCGGAATTATGGATTAGTATATTATTACCTTCACGAACACCCTTAATCCCCTTTCTAGGTATCACTACAAGACGATATTGCACCAATTCAGCCCATTCTTTTGCCATAGATAGGGGGAATGATTCACAATGTAAAATATAGGTAGTGTCCGGTGCTGTGGGGGGCGATGTCAGTTCACCATACATCAAAATATAGTCTCCGCTCCTAAAAGAAGCATCATCACCTGCGTAAATTATTACACCCATTATTTCACTCTCCCTACCGGTTGTTGTGGTATTACCCTATGGCCTCCGCATTCGGCACATGATTCTTTTCCTTCTTTGTGAAATATACTACCGCCACCCTTACATACAGGACATATTATCAATAATCTTGTAATACATATCTTGCATCTTATTTCCCCCGTTGTAATGTGGTGAATAGTATGCCTAGAGTGTCTCCACTTAGAACATTCAATACAATAACCTTTCCAAGAAAACTCATTCTTCTTCATGTCCTTCTTCATATACCCCATCTCCAAATCCTATTGTCTTAAACACATAGTCGGGATAGATAGTATGTTCACGGTAATTTGCCTTTGCTTCTAAACTCATTTTATTCCACTCATTATCAACAACGTCTGACCACCATCTGATACCATAAGCAAGACGAGGAACTGCAACGCGCATAATATCTAAAGTATGAAAGCAAAAGAATAAATCATGTCGGCCACCTGTTTCTGGTAGTGGGTGGTCCCTATCTTCCATATCAGGAAGAGTAACTGCGCTTCCTATTAGAAGAACTGGATGCTTACCTCCGCAATTACCAACTAATTCTTGTAGCACAGATTCTTTACCATTTTCGAGAATGGTCCCCGGCATTACAGCCACCACAGGATAATCCTCTCGATTTACACCATCAAAAGCATTAAAGTTCCACTCAACCGCATTATATTCTTCTTCACCGTATTTATCCATATATTCTATCTCCATTTCACTTAGCATATATTCTAGCCATGCCTTATACATAATAAGTCAGGCAGGCCAGCCCTTATAAACATAGCGTTGAAAGCGTCTCCATTGATGTTCCGTCAAACCCCATACTTCACGGATAGCAGTAGTTGTTACCTTATACTCACCATGATACCATTGATAACCCTCATCATTAAGAACAAACTTAATACCGTCCTCAACCATAAGATTCACAAGTGTTGGGAATACCTCTTTTGGTATAGGTTTAGTGGCTAAATGCTTATTTCTCTTACGCCACCTTTCCCTACCAACCTTCGGTAACATATCAGCGATAACATCAATATCAGTATCAAGCGTTTCAATATCTGCATCAAGAAACTTATATTTCGTCATCTGTTAATTCCTCATACGATACTTCTATGGCAGGGGCTTTTAATGTTGATACTCTTAATTCCACTTGGTCTAGTAATTTAGGATGTTCCTTCAATGTATCTACCAAGACATACATTACTTCATCCAATTGACGTTGCGCTAAGAGAAGTTGATTATCAACACCTATTTCCTTTTTCAATTGACCTGCTAACTTAAGATAGCCACCTAACTGACCTGTAAGTCTAGTTACATCAGCAATAAAATCACTATCTATGTATGTTTCATCTCTTTGGGCTTCTAATTCTTCAATCCACGTTGCTAATCTTTGAGCCATATTTTCTGCTAGATTGACAGTATTAATAGTGTCTTGTCTCATGGCTTCGATAAGCCCTGCTTTTAGTGGGTCATAATCTTCGTGGTCTGCTAAGTGAACATTTACTGAGCCAGGTAGCCAACCATATTTCTGTTCTAAGAAAGAAGCGGTAGTTTCGCCCCTGTATAATTTCATTTCCAACTCAACTTTATTAAGTGCTTCACACATAGGACAATCGGGAGGCGTAAGAACCCATCTAAGAGCGTCAGCCCAATCTCCTTTAGGACCCAAACGCATTAATTTTTCTTCTATCAATTTTCTTGTTTTCATTGTTCAACACTACTCCATTCTCCCCATTTTACTTCGGGTTTTGCTCTTTGTGGGGGTGTATCGTGTCCTATGCGACACATAACACCCTTTCTTCCTCTTCCTTCCTTGACTGTCTTAAACTCTTTATACCATGAGTTTCCTTCTAATGATTCTTCAATCCATCTTTTTGCTGTTTGATAGTCTCCGTTAGTAACCATTTTGGCAACTTCTTTCACAAGGGTAGACTTGGGCATATCACGATTCCAAAAGGTTGATTTGATTAACTCCATATCTGCATCCATTACTGTTCTTCTCATCCTAAGTGCATCATCAAGATACTTTCTCAGTTCATCGTTTATTGATACTTCAAAGACCGGCATAGGCTTATATGTTTCTTGCATCATCCAATACCCAACCATTAGTCTCCTAAACAAATCTGCTTCCCATGACCTAACGTCTTTATTTTCTAACCAATCTTGAACATCCTGTCCGAAGCGGACCTGAACAGGGGGATTTAATACTGCCTCTAACTGCCGCTTCATAAAGAACCTTCTTATTACTTCTCTTAAAGCATTAATCTTAAGTCTTTGGTCGTGTGGCATATTAGCCTGTTTTTGGTTAGCCCTCTTAAATGCCAATTCCTTTTGAGGGTTCATGTCAATATCAATGATAAAGAACCTTCTGTCAAGACCGGATTCTAATTCAAATCGACCGGGTTGAGTTCCGCCCCATACAGTATATCTTGTTGTATATCTGACCCAACCACTTCGCATAGACTTATTTACTCTACCATTATCGGTGGATGTAAGCATTTGATTCATCATATCTGTGCTGTGGTCTTTATTTCCCGCATCCACTAAACTGCTGAACTCTTCAAATCCTAAGAAGCCACCACACATCTCACGCGCAAGTGGTCGTCCAACAATAATCCCATCTTCATTTACAGACCCAAACATACCGGCTTCGGTTATACTGTTAGGTCCAATCATAGTTCTAAAACCTTCTCCTTGCCATCCTTTAGGATTCCAAAGCAGACCTGTGCCTTGTGCTAAGAATGTGTCGATTAAGATTGACTTACCCGAACCTTTCATACCTCTCATTAGTATATGTAGGCGTGTGTCAGCCGCTCTTGCTCCGGGTGTATAGAATGGGGCATTAGGGTGTCTCATAGGGCAGGGTTCGATTACGAACTCTTCACCTTCTGTAAAATCACAAGTAGCACACTTGTTCAAAGTATTAAATATATGCGAGCCAACAGAAGCAATAAATATCGGTATCTTATCTTCTAGGTCTATCAGATAATTCAAATCGCAGTAGTTTTGTGTTGCCTTAAATATATTCATTTGCTCACCATCGGTAAGCCACTTTCCTTTTTT